ATTTTAAACTGATAGAATGTGGTGAGGTTAAACCAAGGCATGGTAAAAATACTCAAGATGAAAGATTTGGGATATTCGTTGATTGCCTTAAATCTTTTTCTGGAGAAATATTCTTTACTATAGATGACATTATAAATAAGTTTGCAACTATTTATGACTGTGCGAAAGAAACAGCAAAATGGTATTATAAAAAAGAATTTAATACTTTAGTTAACAAAGAACTTGAAAATTTAGGACTATCTATGATTAGAGCAAATAGTGAATTAAAGAAAATATACAATATATCTACTAGTGGATATCCCTTGATAATTTGTAATAAATAAACTTCTATTCCTTCATGGGTATTTGATCAACTTAATAATATTGAATCCCAAGGAGTTAAATGGAAACAAAATGGATATACGGTTAAAGGAACTTCATATGAGATGTTTTATAGAACTGAAGGCTTAGAAGTTGCACAAAATATTTATCCTCAATATAAAAAGGTTGCTTCTAAGGATATCGATTATGAAACAGGAGAAATAATAGAATCGGTTAAGGATAGAACCACAACTAAGAAAAGCGATGAAAGAGTTGAAAATATCGTTTCAGTTGTTGAGAAGTTAGTAAGTGAAAATAATTATACAACTGAAAAAGAAATTGTATTATATTTGTCTAAAGAATATAGATGGGAAGTTACCAATATTCAACTTCGTAAAATGCGTGGTGAATTGGAGAGATTGGGATACATAAGAGTTAGAGCAAATAAAGAGTTAAAAGAAGAATATATGGTGCAAAGTAATGGATATCCGGTTATCATTTGCAAAAGTAAAAGGGAAGATTAGTCTTCCCTTTCCATAATCACGGATTACAAACCTTACATGCTCCCAATCCCATACTTTTAGCTTCGCTTAATGTCATTTCTATTTGACCATTTTTCAATGTCCTACAACCACTTTTATGATATTTTGTGCCTGTATTCCCTCTATAGACAATTACCTCACTATTTGCTTGACTTGTATTTTGAGTTACAGTATTTTCTTTTGGTTTTTCAGTAACTTCATTCTTAACTTCAGGTTCAGGTGTAACCACAGGAACCACAATAGGTGTAGAATCAACAACTGGAATTTCTTCTTTTATCATTTCTGCTTCAGTTCTATCTTTTTGTATTTCTTCTACTTTTTGCTCTTGAGCAACAGTTGGAATAGTTTTGCTACTAACATCACTATTGCATCCAACAAATGTGACCATAAGAACAGATAAGATCATAAAATACCCAATTGTGGCCAATATTTTCTTCCATGACTTGTTTGACCTAAACCCAATAATTTTCATGTTTTATTCTCCTTTTCTTTAATTTTTGTTAATACAGTTAATACAATACCATAATTTAGTTATTTTGTATGGTATGTGACATTATTAATTGTTTTGCGACAATTGTTGTAATATTGTAGTTAAATTATTAATTAAATCAATAAATAAAATAATGTCGAAATAAATAACAATAAAAATCTCGCTATTTCCTCCTTTTTGCTATATAATACAATCAACAAACAAATCCAAATAATCACAAAAAAGTAAATGGAGGAAATATTTATGAAAAAACTATTACCCGTAATTTCCACTATCATATTATCTCTCATCCTATTGTTCACACTCCCATCTATTATTCCAACTTTTGCCAATACAATATCACCAATACCCATAATAACCCCATCTCCAACCTCATCTAATATCCAAATTACTAGCGTTCAAGTTATATCAGATAATGGTGAAACACAATCCCTAAATATTTCTTCTATGAATGCTTCTTTAGCTAATACATCAGATTCTTTTGCAATAGTTGGAGAAGATATGACAGTTTATATTGCTGTAAATAATTCATCTCCAACATCCATAATAACAAATGTTTCTATGGATTGTACAACTCCTAGTGGAAAACAAACATTAAATCTTACAAAATTAAATGCTTATGCTGGCGATATGAGATGGGTTATTCAAAAATACTTTACTGTTGATGATATTGGAGTTTGGACAATTAATAAAGTGACTGCAAATGATGATTCAAATAATACAGGAGAAAAATCATTTTCAAATCTTAAGTTTTATGTATTTCCTTCTAATTTCAAACCATATAGTAAACAACCATTGGATATTAATAATTCTTTAAATACAGTTAAAGTTTCATTCTCTAAAGAAATGGATTCTGCCACAATAAATACTGAATCAGTTTTATTATTTGAGACAACAGGAATGATGAGCCTTACTTTTAATTTAATAACAAATGATTACAACATTCAACAATTAACAAATTATTCAATTGTGGTTTCTAATGATAAAAAATCATTTAATTTGAAATACAATTCTCCATATGAGAAAGGTAAGCAATATCATGTTATTGTAAAGGATAATGTTAAAGATTTATTTGGTAATAGTATTGCTAATCCAATGTGGATAAATTTTCATTATGTTGAGGTTGATTAGGTGGAATAAATTTATTGTTTGAGTATGGTGTAAGAAAAGACCTGATCAAAGGGTCTTTTTCTTTGTGTGTTGGTTTGCAATAAGATAAGATGTGATGAGAAGCGTCAGGATCGCTTGTGTTGAGGTGGGATTGTTGATTGTATGGGTATGAATGATTTAAGTGATTAGATGATGGTTTGTATTATAAAATGATAAAATTAATAAAGAAAATAGACTCTAAGTGGATAGAGTCTATAATATAATTATTTATGTATTATTAAACCATTCTCAATGGAGGATAATATTTTTCTAATGTCTTATTCCCATCTGCATCCTCTTTAATTACCATTGCATGTTCTGCAAATCCCATGTCATAGAGAAAGAAGTCGCTCATTTTATCTTTTAGCTGTTTATTTCTTCCAATTGTTAAAATTAGGCTCTCATGCAGTAAATTAAATAATGGCATGTCATTTGATTTGTTTTGTTTCCACTCTGAGTTACTTCCATCGTTTTCTATGCCACGGAAGATATAGTAGTAATGTTTTCGATCTTCTGGTTCTCTTAAGATATTTTGTTTAGCTGATATAGGATTCATATTTAAGATTTGGCAAAACGAATGAAAATATAAATTTTCCTTATCATAAATATCACAAATATCTGCCAATTTGTAAGAATATCTGATTATCATATCTTCGAGCATTTTTTCAGTTCTTTGATAATGATTTATTGTTTTTAGATATGATTCATATAAATCGTATTGTTGCGGTGAAAAGTCGGATATGTTGGTTATTCCTGTGTCTTTGATGAACTTTTTATATTTGTCTTTGGTTTTATTTAAGTAATCAGAGTGTTCAAATAGTTTTTTGATCAATCCCATACTATACTTCCTAAACCAAGTTATTTGATTATGACATTGTTGAATGGTTGTAGGAGCTTCCATTATGTCTATGTAGTGAAATATTACTTCCTCTAGCGTTATGTTGTTCATGGAGTCAATGGTATTTCTACTAATTATTTTGGTCTTAAATACAATGGAATTCACAATCTTTTGTTGATATTCTTGTTTGGTAATTATCACTATTAATCACATTCTTTCTTTACTATTTTTAAAATTTATTAAAGAGAATAGAGATTCTATCTCACTAGAATCTCTATATAGTTATTTCCTCCTTTGCTAAACTTCTTGATCTTCTTTAATTTCTAAAACGACAGGTCTATCTATTGTTGACTCAATAGAAACATCAAATGATTTTCTAAAGAACTTTTCAAACTCCTCCCAAGTGTCACAACCTCTCATCATTGAGGTTAATGTACTAATAAGCATATCTAAATGCTTAACACCTTGTTCTTTTGATAATCTTTGCCATAGATTATGTTTCCTATATTTTGTTGCTTCATTTAGAATTGGATTTAGTCTTTTTAATTCTTCCAAAATCCCTTCTGGCAATCTATAATATGCTAACCAATTTGTAATTTTACCAACATATGGTGTTTTAGCTTTGCCTTTGTATTCCCATCCTCTTAATCTATATATTTCTTTATAAAATTCATCAGGAAATCTAACAGCCCAAGAAATGAATTCAGAATTAATATATACAGATAATAGTTTCTGCAATTCATCTTTTTCCCTTTCTGATTGGTATCCAGTACATTCATCTATGAGCGCAATGATGCCCACAACGCTTATAAAGCACGAACAAGAATTTCTGAAGCATGAGCCATATCTAATTGTTGTGGAAGTAAAATACCATCTTGTCTAGCTTGAAGATAAATATCACAGATGATTGGTAATATTTCCGCTTTATATCCATCCAATATTCTTTTATCTTTAGCAATGTACTTAATTGAAAAATGAGTCCCTGTACTCAAAGCCTTATCTACGTAGGGTTTGAGGTTATTTGCACCCATAAAAACAGGCATCTCAGTCCATGCATTTTCCTCCTTGTTTTTACCTTTTCTTGGTCTATCAAATGCTTTAAACATTGCTGTGGTAGATAATATTCTGGTTCCATCTTCTAATACTGCACAAGTTAATTCTTTATCTCCAATGGTTATTTTACCAAAATGAGTTGCTTTTAAAATTGGTTGTTGATTTTGTTGTTCTGTTTCTGTGGTATTATTTGTCATTTTTTAATTCCTTCTTTCTTATAATTTATTTTTGTATTTGTCTGTGGTTGTAAGGGTATTAATTAAATATACATCCTTATGTATCTATATTCTCAGGCCCATCTCTAATCAAATTATATCCACTCCTTTCTATCTTAGAACAGTATATCATAACGGATAGAGGTTTGTAAAGTATAAAATAAATATATTCAGAAAGGTGGAGATTATAATGAAACTTGAAAAAGCAACCGTAGCAGAAGGCGAATATGCAGATAAGATTAGAGAAGAGTTGTTGAGAAAACCAAGCGATAAAGCAATTGCTAGGAATAAGAGAGCAAGTGAATTGTTGAAGAAATTGAGAAGATGATTTTTTAGTTGGTTTAGATTGTAAAGTAATAAATAAAATTATTTGACATGTGATATGTTTGTGTGATATTATGTTGATATAGAGGTAGATGTTAATGGTTTGTTTTATTTTTGCTCCTTATACATATGTTTTATCAAGTGGTTATAACATATGAAGTTTGGTATAATAAATAGGATAAGGAGTGATTGAGATGCAAGTTATCATTACAAATAGGATAGAAGAAAAAGTAAATGAATATCAGGAAAGGACTGGAGCTAGTAAGGTTTGGATTGCCAATAAGATGGGAATAAGTCCTCAGAATTTAAATAAAGCTTTTAAATCAACCAATATGCCTATAGAAATGTTAATTAAATGCAGTATAGTATTAGATTGTAGCATTTTTGATCTTTTTGAATATGTGATATTAGACGAAGAATGATATCGATTTATGGTTTATAGTTATAAACTTTTTTACAATACCTATAAACTTTTAGTTGACATTGTTAAACTATACCCCTATACTAATGATAGAGGAAATTAAATCCTCAAAAATTAGTAAAGGGGTCTTAAGTCGTGAGAAAAATTGATGTTCAAGAAATGATTCAGTTTTTAGGTAACTATTTAGGTAAACAAATTGAAGTTGGCACGAATCCATTGTGGACAGTAAGCACCTATCAATCTTTTAGATGGAATGATAGCGAGGATACTTTGACACTTTATGATGGTGGCAATAATAGTATTCGTACTAGGCAAGAGATATTGGTTGATAAGGATCAAATTGTTGAGATTATGTTAACTGAGGGTGAAGATATTTATGGTTCGGTTATAAGTATTGAGTTACAGAATCACAAAATTGATTTCTGTATTAGTTCAATGCCTATTAGATGCTTTAAATGTCGTAAGATTATTGATGAACCTTATGAAACAAAATGGTCTATACGGGGCATTGGTGGGTATGGTTCTAAGTTTGATAATGAAAAACTAGACATTCCAATTTGTGATTCATGCTTGTATTACAAGATTTTAGGGTATAAGGATGGTGTTGATTGTGAGTAATTTAACATCATTTGAAAATGATAAATTTGGTAATTTTAGGGTATTTATTAAAGATGGAGAACCCTTGTTTATAGCAAAGGATATTGCAGATATTCTTGATTATTCTAAAACTGCGAATATGTTAGATAGATTAGATGAAGACGATAAAATTAAACTAAATTATTCCGACTCCGTTTCAATCGGACTCGAAAATGTGAACTCGCAAGGCATGTATTTTATTAATGAATCTGGATTATATAGTGCTATACTTGGTAGTAAAAAATCAGAAGCAAAGTTATTTAAAAAATGGATTACTTCTGAAGTCCTTCCTTCTATCCGCAAGCATGGTGTTTATATGACCGAAGATGTAATTGAAAAGACTTTAAATGATCCAGATTTTATTATTCAATTAGCAAACCAGTTGAAAGAAGAGAAGCAAAAGAGATTGTTATTTGAACAACAATTAGAAGATCAGAGACCAAAAGTTGAGATTTATGATGAGTTAATTGATCAAAAAGATTTAATGAATTTTAAGCAAGTTGCTAATACGTTTGGGTTTTGCGGAAGAAATACACTCATGAAAATATTGAGAGAGGAACATGTACTGTCTGACAATGGTTTTAATTGGAATCTCCCATATTCTCAATATCTTGAGGCTGATTTATTCAAAGTTAAGATTATTCCAAGAAGGACTAGTGATGGTGTGACAAATATTTGCACGACATTGTGTACTGTGAAGTCTCTTGAATTTATCAAGAAGATTTTAGACAAAAAGAAAAGCCTGTTGTTAGAGCAACAAGCTGTATAAGGGTTTATTATATTCATTACAATAGAATTGTATCATAGTTTCAGAGAAGAATCCATAGGAATATGGGTTCTTTTTGTGTGTGTAGATTTAAGGCGATAGTTTTAGGCAACATCGACAGTCGCGAGTCGTAGAAGGGATACACTCCTCCCTTCTTTTTTGTTGCCTTTTTATAATGTTTTGGTTTGGAGTGTGTGGTTGGTAGGAAGAAAAAATAATTAATTAGAAGGAGTGTGTTGTTAATGTTAGTGGAAGAAAATAAGACAAAGGTTTGTAAGATTTGTGGTAAAGAGAAATCAGTTGGCGAGTTTCATTCAAAGGGTAGTGGACATTATGCTACAAAATGTAAAGTATGTGTTTGGTTTGAAACTAGAGCAATTAAATATGACGATGCAGAATGGAACTTAGAAGATGATATAAATATAATTGACTATTTATTAAATAAAAAAGGTAATATTAATGATATTTCAAATAATATAAATAAATCTTTATATGATGTTTGTTTTAGAATAAAAGAAATTCTAAAATTAAATGCACAAACTAAACTTCCTGTAATATTAAATTGCGAAAGTTGTAAAAATAATTATGAAACTACTCCTGCTCGTATGATTAGGAGCGAGATTCATTTTTGCACCAAAGAATGTCACAATAATTGGACGAAAGAAAATCCTATTCCAAAAATAATAATTGGTCAAAGAGATTGTATTAATTGTCATAAAGAATTTAACATTATAAACAATGTTCCAGATCAAAAATTTTGTTGTCAAGAATGTAAAAGCGAATATTATTATTATGTAACTCCTAAATATGAGAATAAAGTATGCACAAATTGTAGTAAAGAATATACAAGACATCAACAATCAGAAAGATCAGATAATAGTTTTTGCTCTTTAGAGTGTGAATTAGAATATAAACATAGTCAGAATTGGGAGTTTAGAAAATGTGAAATATGTAAAGAAGAATTTGAATGTCTTAAATCAAGTCCTCAAATAATGTGTTCAATTCAATGCCAAGGCAAATGGCAATCTATAAATTTATCAGGTGAAAATGCCAATGGGTATAATCACGAATGGTCTATTGAAGATAGAACAGTAGTATGTGAATGGTGTGGGTTAGAACATCAAGCAAAACCATATCAAATTGAGAATGGAAGGAGATTTTGTTCTGATAAATGTAGGCAAGATTGGTTTGCAAAAGAATATTCACAGACAGAAGATTTTAAAAATAATGCAGCGATTAGAGCAGTAAAAATGCTAGAAGATGATGTTTTTAATCAAAGGGTAACTGGTATACAAATAATTATTAACGATTTACTTAGTAAGTTAAATATAAACAATAAATCAGAAAAGGTTTTCGGTAAAGTAGCATTAGATAATTATCTGATTGATAGTGGATTAATGATTGAAAATATGGGAACATTTTATCATTGCGACCATAGAAAATATCCACAAATAATATACGAACGTCAGGTTAATAGAATAAGAATGGATAAGATTAAGCATTCATATTTAAGAAATAATCATAATGTTGAAGTATTATATTTATGGGAAGAAGAAATAAATAATAATACCTTATTGTGTGAGCAATTGATTAATCTATATGTTAAAAACAATGGTAAATTAGATAACTACCACTCATTTAATTATAAACTGAATAGCGAAAACGTATTAGAATTAAACGATGTTGTTTTTAAGCCTTATATGGCATGGGATATTGAGGAATTACATAAAATAATTGATACATCAACAAAAGAAAAAATGAGTCATAAACAGTTGGATAAATGGACTATATTTAACTGTGAATACTGTGGGATTGAAACAGAACAATTAACAGGCAAATATAATACAAGTGAACACCACTATTGTAGTACAGAATGTAGTGGTAAGGCACAAATAAAAAGGTTTATAGTTTATTGTAATAACTGCAATGAAGAAATATCGGTTATTCAAGATAAATACATTACCAATAAAAGATTTTTCTGTGACCAAAAATGTCAACATGAATATCAAAAAAGAGTTGGATTTCAATTAAAAGATAATATAATATTAGATATCCAAAGAGAACAGCGTATTAAAGAATTAAATCTATCTAATAAATAATAATTGAAAGAAGGAAAATAAAATGACAATTAAAAAATTAAATCAACAAAATATATCTAAAATCTCTACTAAATTCAATGAAAGGGTATCCCTAACAGTTACAGATCGTTTTTCAGATTATTACACAATAGAAATAAATAAATATTTTAAGAAAACAGAAATTCAAAAAATGATTGTAGATTATTTTGCTCTCAAGGAAGAATTGCAAGCAATAGTTACTGATTTAGAATTAGTTAGAAATACTGCATTTCTATTTCCTGCATTATTGGTAAAATACTTTTCAAATGTTCCTCTTTCAGATGATATTGTAGAATTAATATCAGGAACAGAAACACTTATGGATATTGAGGTTTTTGATCATATAGTAGGGGCATTGCCGCAAGAAGAAGTAGAGAGAGTGAATTCTATGATTAAAACAATGACTGATAATATTCCATTAATGAATAAAATGTTGGGTAATGATAATATAGATGAAAATTCTAATGAAGAACAATCTATTAATACAGAAGCAGAAGAGTGATAATATGCAAGTAAAACAAATGAGTTTGCATAATCTTATGTCAAGTGCAGAGTTCAAGAAGAAAGTTGATTATATCAGAGGTATTGGAGAGCAAAGATTATATGAAGCAATATGGGATAATGTTTATGCCACTTATACCCCTGTTGAGTACGAAAGAACGTATCAACTTTTAAACAGCGTTACAAGTAGTTATAAATTAAATACAAATTCATTTGAAATCAGAGTATTTTGCGACCCAGAAAAGATGAATCATATAGCAAATAGTCCTTATGGGATGCCAGTTTATGTTCCGGTATTAACTGATGACGGACATACACAAAAAGGATATGAAGGGACTCATGATATGTATCATGACTATCCAAAAAGAGATTTTTTGAATATTGCTATAAAAAAAATAGAGCAAGAATTGCAACAAATGTTGATAACTGCAATTATAACTGTAACAGCTTCTAGAAATAGAAAAGCTTATTAATTTAATAATCGAAAGTTAATTTATAGAAGTAGGTAGTGTATCTGATCAATACACGAAAGCCCTTACCTTTCGGGCAACCTACTTCTTTTTATATTGTTGTTGAAAGGTTAAGGAAAGGTGTGAATATTTTATGTTGTTAACAAAAACAGTATTAATTAAATGGAATCGTTCAACTTGTACCCATTATAAAGAATTAGGATATATTTTTACTAAAGTTAATGATGAATTTGAAGTTAAGGTTGAGGATTTATACCCTAATACAAAAACAAAAGTTGATGTTCAATGTGATTATTGTGATAAAGTGATATCAAAATCATATAAGAAATATCTAGATGGAAGAAAAATCGTTGAAAAAGATTGTTGTAAACAATGTACACAAATAAAAGTAAAAGAATGTAATTTAATAGTGCATGGAGTCATACATCCAATGCAATTAGATTCTGTGCAAGAAAAATCTAAACAAACTAATCTTGAAAGATATGGAGTAGATAGTCCATGTAAAAGTGAAACTATAATGAATAAAGTTAAACAAACTAATTTAGATAGATTGGGAGTAGAATATACATTTCAATCTAAAGAAGTGCAAGAAAAATCTAAACAAACTTGCATGGATAGATATGGTGTGGAATGTGTTTTTCAGTTAGAAGATGTTAAAAACAAAATAAAAGTAACAAATCTTAAACGATACGGATATGATAATGTATTGAAATCCCCAATCATTAAAGAAAAAATAAAAATGAGTTTATATAAAAATAAAACAGGCGTTAGTTCATATCCCCAAAGATATATTTGTAGTCTAATAAATGGAGAATTAAATTATCCGATAGGTAATTTATCTTTAGATATTGTATTCTTAGATGAAAAAATTTACATAGAGTATGATGGGAGTGGCCATGATTTAAGGGTTGTAAGAGGACAACTCACTGAGAAAGAGTTTAATCAAAAAGAAATAGTAAGGAATTATGTTTTAAAGTCTTTAGGTTGGAGGCAGATAAGAATAATATCAAAATTAGATTATATACCACAAGATGATAAAATAATTGATATAATTGGATATGCCAAGAATTACCTATCCGATAATCATAGTTGGATAAATTTTAATATTGATACCAATACTATTATAAACAGTTTAGGTACTTTTAAATTTGATTTTGGAAAAACTCATCAAGTTAGAGAAAAGAAAGTTATAAATATATAGTAATAGGTATAGATGATAAGTATGTAATGTAAAAGAGACACTAATTAAAGTGTCTCTTACATGTTTGCGTTACATCATATTAATACGTTTAAAAGCATTTTTTAATCCAAATTTGTTACTATAACCATTAAATGAAAATACAGCGGAACTATTGTCTTTGAAAAATATAGTTAAATAGTGAACCAATTGAGTTACTTTTCCGTTTCCAACTCCACTAAGTCCACCCACAATAGCTCCTACGCCACCAGCTAATAATCCACCCAAGATCGCACCACCAACAACATTTCCATTTTTATCTACTAATTGCTTAGAAGAAATTGTTTCTAATCTATCAATTTTAGAAATCGGTATAGTAATATCATCAATCTTAATTGTTTCCTTATTAAAGGATATTTTTACATCTATTCCTTTTGCTAATCTATTTATGCCTTCAATATGTTTAAACGATATTGATTTAACTATGCCTTTTTGTATTCGATATATGAGGAATAACCAATAAAAGAATAAGATAGAACCAATTATAAAGAATATTTCCATTATTATTTAACACTCCTTTTTACCATTATATTGATATTATATAATTTTTAGAATATTAAATCAAGTTTTTTATTTACCAAAGAGAGGTGAGGTGAAATTAATTGGCTGATAATTTAGGATTAGTCATACAGGTTAATTATGCAAGCAGTCAGCACAATATTGACAATGCTATTAAAAAGTTACAAGAATATGTTGATACTAAAAAATTAAATATTGCTTTTGATACTGCATCATTAAAAGGATTAGATCAAATAAGTAAAGCAATTGCTCCTTCTATTAATCAGGTTAACAATCTTAATTCTTCTATGCAAACATTAGGAAGAACCATGGAAAATGTTAATAAAGTATCTAATTCTGAAACTAAACATAATGGGATATTAACTGAGATAAAAGAAGTTAAAGAATTGGAAAATGCTTTTGGTAAATTAATCAAAGTTACTGAAATTATTAATGCTAAAACTGGGGCAAGAAGCATTAATGAAGAAGCCACAAATTATAAAAAGCAACGGGAAGCAGTAGATGCTTTAAATGCTTCTAAAAGCAAAATGCAACAGTCATTAGAACCATTTAAATTAAATCCTGCATTGGCAACTGAAGTTCAGCAGTTATCTCAAAAAATAAAAGAATTGGATATGTCAAATATATCTAAGTCAAATGTTCAAGAGATTAGAAATCAAATTACGATATTGACACAATTGGCTAGAGAAATTGACAACGTAAAAAAAGCAGAAGAAAGGTTAGCTAAAGAACAATTAAAGCAACAAGAGACTGCTGAAAGAAACATTCAAAGACAACAACAATTGTATGCAGGATTATTCAATCAAACTGAAAGGTCTTTGCAACAACAGTCTAGATTGTTAAATACTAGAATGCAATCTTCTTTAGGTTTAGGAAACAGTATAAGTAATACTTTAACACCTGAAAGTTCTAGAGTATTAGAACATCAATTAGAGAGATATAGAAATATTATTAGGCAATTTCAGGCTAATAATGAAATAGGCATTAGTATAAGACCAGAGCAATTAACACAGTTACAAAATCTTGAAAATAGAATCAGAAGATTTTATGAAACTGTAAGGCAAGGACAAAATGATTCTCGTGGTTTTAACTTTACTCAATATGATCAATTTACACGTTTAAATCCTGCAATAACAAATGCTACCCATGCACAACAATATTATAATACTTCTTTGTTGGAAGGTCATAGATTAATTGCTTCTAACATTCAACAAACAGAACAATACATAAGAGTAACACAGCAATTAAGAAATGGAAGTCAACATTTAAATTTAGGCGTTTATATTGATAGGGCAACTGGTCAAATGTATCAATTTAATGAAGCTTTACGAGATGGAATGACTAGAAGTTGGGGTTTGGGAGAGGCCATGAGTACAGCCGCAACCAAGGCTATGGTGTGGTCTGTTGTCATGGGAGGAATGTACGGATTATTAAATGTTCTTCAGCAAATTCCACAGGCAATTATTTCTATAAATACACAATTGGTCGAGATGTCCAAAGTAATGTCATCTAATACAGATTATGGTGTTCTAATGAACAGCCTTGCAAAATCTGCCAATGCATATGGAAGAACTATAACTGAGACGCAATTGGCAGTTGTTGAATTTGGAAAACAAGGTTTTGAGGCAGCTCAAGCAACTGATATGGCGAATACGGCACTTTTGGGAGCGAATGTAACAGGTTTAAAAACTGCTGAAATGGCTCAGTATTTAACTGCGACTATGGCACAATTTAATGTTGTTGCAGAAGACTCTGTTTCAATAGTAAATAAAATCAATGAGGTTAGAAAATTAGCCTCCTAATATGGTGACGTATTAGTAAAAATTCTTAAATTGCGGGGAAATCCTTAGAGACTCAATAACCAAGCCGTTGTAGGGATATGATGGTGGCGAGTAGTAACGGACTCGGTATGGTAATATCATTGAGTATTGGGTAATCAAACGCATCGAAACCTCTAGAACAGAGGGACGTTCAACGACTATAATAGAAGTGGTTTTATAAATTAAACCATAAGGGATAGTCTGAACTTCTATGGAAATCATAGAGAAATAGAAAGAAATTTCTATTCGCCATTATAACAATATAGTGGTCAGTACCTTTAAATAAAGGGAAAGTAACAGAATGTGATAATAATTTCGCAGTTACAAGTCAGGGACTAGCGCAAAGTTTGTCGAAAGCTGGAGAATCGGCGCAGATTTATGGGGCAACGCTCGATGATGTCATTGGCTATACCACAGCAATCCAAACCGCCACAAAAGAGAGTGGAAATGTCATTGGAAATTCGCTAAAAACTACTATTTCTCGAACATTTTCGACAGATTCAGAGAAAGCATTAGCTGGAGTAGGAATTGCAATAAAAGATATTTCAGGAAATGTAAGAGATGTCAATCAAATCTGGGGAGAATTGGCGGTTAAATTCAAGACACTTTCCAGTGAACAGAAACAGCAAATAGGACTTACAATTGGCTCAAGATACCATTTAACACGGTTTTTGGCCCTCATGGATAATTGGCAAATAGTTACAGATGCCACGACAACATCACAGAGGTCTTTATTTTCAGCCCTTGAGGAAAATAGAAAGCATTTGGGCAGTTTAGAAAGTCAGATTAATAAAGTGAAGTCAGCAGGCCAAGAACTTTCATATGTGTTAGGAGAAAGCGGATTAAAATTTGTAATGTATGGAGTTTTATCAGGGACAACTTTACTTATTAATGGGTTGACAGAATTATCAAATATGGGTGCTGGGGGAACAATTGCAATTACTGCTCTTGTAGTAACAATGGGTGGATTGTTGTTAAAAACATTGAGTTTAATTCCTGCGCTTAATGCAGCCACAGTGGCATTAAAAGCCTTCACTATTGCAACACTTACTAATCCATGGATAATATTTGGAACAGTTGTTTTTGCTACAATAGTTGGTATTGTTTCATATTTTGGACATGCAAAACAAGTAAGGGAAGAGCAAGAAAAATTAAATAAGACATTGAATGACTCAACAAGAAATTTTAATGCTTTAGCCGAATCAATAAATAAAGTTGGTGCTCCAACTCTTCAAAATATTAATGATATTGAAGCTCAGATTAAAAGATATGATGAGTTGACTGAAGCAATATTAAAATCAAAAGAAGCAGAGTCAAAAAAGATAGTAAAAACAGTTGATCCTAGAACTATGCAAGTATCATTACAGAAAAAAAATATTCCTGATGAAGTTATTGATCTTGCGGCTAATCTACGTATTGATATTGGAGCATTTAAAACATATGATGCATTGCTGTCAGAAATTACAAAAAAACAGAAAGAACTTGCTGATTCTACTGAAAAAGCAAAGAAAAATTCTACTGAATTTCAAGCACAACAAATTAAACTATCTCAAACAAGTTTAGATGTTGCTAACAACACAAATGACTTAGTTAATGAATATAAAGAATTGCTCTCTATTACAGATAAAAATGAGCAACAAACTAAAAGATATTCAGAAGTAAAGAATATGCTTTTAGCAATGTTTCCAGAAGAGTCTAAGAATGGAAAAATAATTATTGCCCTATTAGAAGAAGAATCTAAAAAGAGAGTAGAACTTGCAGAAAAATCATTAGGTCAGTCTAGAACACAATTAATAGAAAATGCAAAATCTACTCAGAGTGCCTACGAAACAGCAGTTAAAAATATGGCTATGTATCAAGCAGAAATTGATATGTTAAATAGTTTATGGGCTTCGCGCTCCAATAATGCAGGTAGCACTGGTAATTGGAGAATAGCTGAAGATTTAGGAATGGCTCAATCTAATTTTGCAGAGACAAAAAAAGAAGCTAATTCATTAGCAGATTCTATTAGTAAAATGAATGATGTATTAAATTGGAAACCTGCTTCTGTTGCTGGTATTGGAGACAAAGACAAAAAAGAATCTGGTTCATCTAAAGACAAAGATCAAACTCCCTCAATCGAATCCACAACCTCTGCCCTCCTAGCCCAAATTAACATCGAACATCTTCTCCAAAAAGCTAAATCAGACTCAATCCAAAAAGACCTCTCCCAAGCACAATCTCAAAAAGATTACCAATCCCAACTCTCCCTAACAACAGACCTAATATCCTCCCAAGCAAAGGAATTATCTCTTCTCTCCTCTGCAAAAGACAAAATAAACCAACTCAAAGATTCTGCCCTCCAATCATCTTCATCACAATTTGGTGATACTTCAAGATGGTTTACAGGTGATAATAATTCTGAATCTGTTGCTTTTATAGATGAAAAGAACAAATCCAGTGAAGAAACTCGTAAAATCATGGATGAGACATTTAAATCTCTTCAATTATTGAGAAATGCTTGGATGGATAATAAGAAATCAATGGATGAAAATGCAGAATCATCTAAATCCCTCAAACAATCCCTAACAGACCTCTCCCAAGACCTAGCAACTCAAATTATTAGCACTTCAAAATCATTAGCTGAAGAAGATTTAAAAGCATTTAAACTTTTACATCAAACAAAAATTGATGGTTATCAATCTGAAATTGATAAACTACAAACTCAAGCAGATTTACAAAATGAAGAAATTGAAAGGACAAAAAAACTTACTGAGCTTAAAAAAGCTCAAGATGCTTTATCAAATGTAGAATCTGAAAAAAATACTCGTGTATATTCTGCTAATAAAGGTTGGACTTGGGAATCAAATCCTAATGATGTCAAAACCGCTAAAGATAATCTTAAAACAGCACAAGAAAGCTATAATGATTGGGAAAGAACCAACACTTTAAATCATCAAAAACAAGCATTAGATGATAATATAAAATTTGAACAAGATATAATCACTTCTGAACAAAATGCATTTGATGATCAATGGAAAAATCTTGATACACAAGCACAAAAATTGCTTAAATTATATGGTGAAAATGTAGAAAAAACAGCACAAATTTTATCAGAAAAATTAATTGCATTAAATGCTCAATATCAAGCTATTTTAGACAGAGAAACTGAATTATCTAATAGTTTAACTGGAAGTTCATCAGGGTCAAATAGTAATCAAAATTCAAATATAACAGTTTCGCTAACTCCTCATATTACAGGTGGAGAAGTATCGAAAACTGGTCCAATTTGGGTTGATGGTAAGGCAGGTTTGCCTGAACGAATTCTTTCATCAGAGCAAACTTTTTCATTTAATAAGTTAGTTAAAAATCTTCCTTCTTTGATTTCTATGATGGATAATTTGAAGAATATAAGTCTACCGACAATTAATTTTTCTATTCCTAATTATACTCCAATATTTGCAGGTAACAACGGAAGAAGCACAACCAATGATTATGGAATTAAAATAGAAAATCTTACAGTTGTTGCAAATGATGTTTCAGCATTAAAATCTCGATTAAGTAGTTTAGCAAGGACAACAAGAGAGGATTATTAATTCTCTCTTTCCCTTATATTTACCCTTATATCCTATAGAAAGGAAGTGAAATAAGTTTGTCAATTTACCAACCTAATTTTCTTACTCCACAAAATATCTCAGTAGATGCAAAATCCCCAATCATATTTTCAGCGACAATACAAGGCGATGTTTGCACTAATTATCAGCTTAGAATTTATAAATTGGATAATACTTTAATTTATGATTCTACTAAAATTGAACTTGCTATTCCATTATATCAAAATGATATTTTTAATTTTACAGTATCTGCAAATCAATTGCAAAATGGCATTCAATACAAATGGACATTAGAAGCATTTCAAAATTCTATTTCTGCAATATCGAGAGAAACACCTTTTTATTGCTATGAAATACCAATTGTAAGTATGGTTATTCCTTCTATTATAAATAGTAAAACATATGAATTTCAAGCAACTTATACACAAACACAATATATGTCTATTAAAAGATGGTATATGGTTTTTAAAGACTCATCTAATAATATTTTATTACAAACTCCATATAGCTACAGTTCCAATATAAGATATATATTTGATGGATTTGCTAATGGAGCAGTAATAAATGTGCAAACTATTGTAGAAAGTCAAGTAGGAGTAATTACATCGAGTTCTATTTATACTTTTTCGATTAGTTATTCTCAACCTTCTATGAATATCACTCCAACAGTTACTTTATTATCTGAATTATCTGCTGTAGAAATTAATTGGAATAAACCAATTCAAATAACAGGATCAGTTGTAGGAGTTAATGAATATGTTCCCAATTTATTAATTCCTGATAATAAAGGTTTGCATTTAGATATAGGGTCATATCCATCATGGGAAAGTACAACTCTGCTAGATGAATCCACGACATATGACGAAACTAGTACATATGATGAATATGGAGATGCCACTATTCTTCTTAATCAGTTTTTTGGAACTAATTTTACTTCAAGTTATGTTGACTTCATTGTTGATATTCCAGAATTATTCACTTTTACTATTGATTATATTCCAGATGAAACTTTTCACAGTGGTATAATTGTAGAATTTTTCGATGTAGAAAATTTAAATTATGAAATTGGATATGATGGAGAGAAATTTTATTTTATTAGTAATGGAAAGTTAATCAATGGGGATATAAAAGTTTTACCAAATACTAATTTCTTAATTGGTATAAAAGGAATTGAGGTATTAATTATTGTAAATAATCAAATTTATGAATATTTGCATATGTAGAAAGGAGAAAATAATTTGTTTCTATCAGGAAGCTTTTTAGGTATAAGTGTATTTAGAAAATTAGAAGATATTCCCATAAGAAGAAAATATAATAAAGTAAGGATTTATGGTAGTTCAACTATAGATAAATTACAAATATTAAATAAAGAATTAACAAATACAGAAATCCAAAATATAAATACAACAGATGCTTTAAAATGGAATGTAAATACTTTAGCATTATCTGAATTTGAAGGGAATTTAGTAGCAGGTAATATAGCTAATTCAGATCCAATTATCAAATGGCAAGTAACAAGAAGAGAACAATATAGTGATACATTAAAAATTTTAGACACAATTGATGTTAGCAGAATTAATTATATTGATTATACTTGTCAGCAAAATAAGGATTATATTTACGATATATTTCCTTTGACAGAAAGTCAAATAGGGATTCAATTAGAGAGTGAAGTTATTAATACTAATTTTTATGGATGGTATCTTGTCGGTAATGATGCAGACGGAACAACTTTTGTATATCATTTAGATTTAAATTTACAATTCGGAGGATATACAACAGAAGAAGATTATGTAGAATATAAAACATATGGACAATACAATGCTTTTGCTAAAGGAAAGAGAAAATTTCGAAGAGGAACGATAGAAGCAATAGCTGGAAGCATTTCTTCTGATGGAGGTCTTTTACAATCTATTGATTACATTAAAGATTTAGAAAATAGAATTCAAGATATTTCTACAAAAATTCTTAAATCTCGAAAAGGAGAAATTATGAAAGTTAAAACTCATGGATTTTCTGCAGTTCCAGTCGAGAATGGAATTTCGAGTCAACCCTATGTTTGCAAATTCGAATTTGTTGAGTGCGAGGAGATGACATAATTTGCCCTCTTATCAAGATTATATTAATGCTCTTCTTTCTGGAACTTATAAACAAAAAATAAAAGTAGAATTACTTCGTCCAGATGAAACTGTTCGTGAAGAGATAACTTCTCTAATTATAAATTCAAGTGGCAATTTAAATATTGAAAGAAAAAATGGGATACGAAGAACAATAGATTTACAAATTATGAATCTTGATGGTCAATATATCCCAAATATTGAGAATTTCTTTATTCATCAAAAGTTCATGGTTCAACTTGGATTAGAAATGCCTAATGGTGAAGATTATTGGATTAAAAATGGTTTATTTGTAATGGAAGATCCTTCTGTAAGTTCAAATTATTCTGAGAGTTTTATTTCTATAAAAGGCATTGATAAATTTAGTTTAATGGATGGGACTTTAGGAGGTGAATTATCTAGCACATATATTATTCCAATAGGAACAAATATAATTCAAGCAATTAAGGATACGTTAATTTTAGTTAATGATCCACAAGAACCAATTATTGATGTTCAATTAATCGGACAAACAACGCCTTATACCATGACTTACGAAACTTCTGATAATATTTCTAAAATTATTATTGATTTAGCTCAATTATATTCTTGTTCAGTTTATTATAATGAAAATGGTCAACTTGTTGTAGAAAAAGACATTCCAGATGAAATAAAATCATCTCTTTGGAATTTTTCTACTGAAGAATTTAATTTTCAAGGTAATGCTATAAATACATACAAATATAGCGAAATATTTAATAGCGTCAGAGTTATTGGAAGCAATATTGATGGAATTACGTATAGTTATACTGCTCAAAATAACAATTTATCATCTAATGTTTCTATACCTAATCTTGGATTTGAGAGAATATTTATACATTCTTCCGACCTTTTAGACAGCAATGAAAAATGCAAAGATTTGGCAGAATATATATTGCGTAGAAAAATAGCTATGCAAAATGAATTAAGTTTTAGTGCTATTCCTATGTATCATTTAAATTCAGACTGTATTTGTACATTGACTGATTATAATTTAAATTTATCTGAAGAGCGTTTTCTTATTGATTCTATTACAATTCCTTTGAATATTGGAGGCGTAATGACATTAAAGTGTATAAAAGAGAAAGAGTTAATATTAACTTAATGTTTCTAATAGTTAATTAATAATTAAATAACAAAAGTAGGTGAAATAAAATGGTAGATAATTATTCAGAACAATTGAATTCTCCAGAATTTGCTTCTTTTCTTAATTCTATTATTGAGAAAAAAATAAAAACAATAGTAAAAAATGAAATGGAGAAGTTTGGAAATTTTAGAGGATGGGTTGCTACTGTTGATTCTATAAATTTAGATTTAACAGCAAATGTTAAATTGGCAGGTGATTCAGCAACAATTATCCCTAATTTAAAAAATAAAAGTGGAGAAGTTTTAATAGCAGGGGATGAAGTATATTTATGCTCTATTTCTTCCTTAAGTAATGCATATATTTCAATTAAAAAATAAATTTAATAATAAAAGGATGTGATTATATGGCAAAATTAAATCTTCCTAATTCTTTACTTTCTGAATATCAGCAATTTAATACTTTGCTTGATTTAGAAACAAGAACTTCTTCAGGGGATATTGTCTTCGTTTCAGTTTCCAGTGGAGTAACCTATTCAACACTTACGTATAGCGGAGGTTTGTATAATAATCAAGGCCAAAATGGAATGCTTCTTATTTTAAAAGACGCATTAACAAATTATATTATTTTTGCAGAAGATTTAAATACCTTAACAACAAATATATCAAACCTTGCAGGGACAAGTGGAACTGTTGAAAAAACAAATTTAAGTGTATTTAATTTACATGCAAATAATAGTACAAAACATAATGGCAGTTTAATTTATTCTTATAATAATTTTGGAGGTGCTTTATGAGAAATAGAAAAGATGCTAAAGCAAAAGAGATATTTGGAGAATACACAATTGTTAAATTTAAGGAGGTTTTATAATGTCAGCAAATACACAACCTATTTTCCCTTTAACCCCTATTGTGTCATGGAATACTTCTGCTATAACAACTGCCAATACAGCTAAAGATGGTACTGGTACAGTTGTAACATTAGCTACAGGAGGATTGAATGGAACTCGAATTGATCAAATAAAAGTTAGACCATTAGGAACTAATGTTGCCACAGTAATGAGATTTTTTATTAATAATGGATTAGCAAATACAACTGCAGCTAATAATGCTCTTGTTTACGAAATTACATGCCCTTCAACTACATTGTCAGAAGTTGCTGCTTTAGCAGATATAGATGTATTAGTTTATAAGGGATCAGAAGTTTATCCTCCAATTCAAGTTTTGCCAACAGGATATAAATTAAATGTAACGATTGGCACGACTGTAGCTTCTGGATTTTCAATTGTTGTGTCAGGTGGTGATTTTTAATGTTTAATGGAATACCAACATCACCAAAAAAAATAAAAACATCAAATTATTTTGAAGTACCCAATCTACTTTGGAGTAGAGATACGCCAGTTTCAACAGCAGTCGATACTTCAAAATTTATTAGATTAGGAGTTAGTACACTTGATGATACCCCAACAGATGTAAATTTTATTTATAGTTTAGATTCTCGTTGGCCTCCTAAAACAAATTTTGCATTGGAAATAGTTGGTTATTCATCAACAGGATCGAGAGTTGATTATTTTTTATATGATTGGGACGATATAGCTTTAACTAAAGGGTATATTACACTTTTGGCGAGTACTCCTACAACTAAAAGATCGCCTATTTTTAATTTAATTCCTGGACATGATTATTCTTTTGGTTTTAGTTGTTACACAACTGGTTATACAGGTTATTTATCTTCTGTGAAACTTATTACTTTTTCAAATTAAGTAAAGTAATTATTAAATAAATGAGGAAAGGAGGTGATTTTTATGAGTTCAGGTGTTTTGTCTTCACAAGGTGATGCTCAAGGTTTTTATACAACAGTAATTAATAATGAAATGATTGACTTTTCATTAACTCCATTAAGTTCTATAACGATTGAATCCGATACAGAATTATTGCTAAAAATTAATGGGTCAAATAGTATTTTACATACAAAATTTTGTATTTTTACTGACGTTATTATTACGACAATTCAAGTAATGATGCCTATTGGGACTAAAATAAAATGGTCTGCTTTGTTGTGCTAATAAACAAAATATAATAATTTTAGAAATGGAGTGAATGAGATATGGCTTTAATAGAATTAGGAACTCTTAGAGATTACTGGAAAAATGTAAGTGATTGGGTAAAAGGAATAGATGTAGTATCTTCTCCAAAAATAACAATAAGTTCAGCTTTGCCAGTAGGTACAAATTTAATGGGGAAAATAGGAATTGATCAAACAACTCTTGGAGTTACAAATGGGGTTTCGGTAGTAAATACCGTACAAGTAGACCTTGCAACAGGCCTAATGTATCAAAATGACAGCGTTACGGTTAGCAGGGTGGCTAAGGGTGCTGTAACGCAAGTGTTTACAGATGTCATTGTGTCTGGACAATCTGCACTAATTGATTGCACTGGATTTAATGCTTTAATGGTTGGGATACAAGTTAGTGATAGTCCTGTTACTGGCATGGATTTACAGGTCAACGGACTGACAACACTAGATACTGGTACACAAACATATTGGGCTAATATTATGGATGTAAGCGGCGTAATCATGCAAACGAACGGCATTAAGCAAAATATTGTTAGGAGTTATAGGGGTGTTCCTGACAAGGTTTTCTTAAATTTAATACGGACAGATGGGACATTTAATATTTTTGTCCAACCTGTAAATCTGTAAAGGAGTGTGATGATATGATTGCAAACCCTAAAATGTTAGTGGTAATGGGAGATAGCTACACTGAGTATTACAATATTGCCGAGCTATTACACACTGGATTTCCAACAGCAAATATGAAAAAGTTTGGGTTATCAGGTTCATCTTTGTTTATGAGGTTAAGTAGCTTGCGACAAGTCTATGATGCCAACCCTTCTGTGGTAGTTTTGGAATTTGGAATTAATGATTATTGGAGATTACGCAACGGAGCCCCATCTGCTACTATAGAACAATTTAAGACGGACATAGCTTTCGCAATAAATGAAATACGCTATAATACAGGGGCTAAAATAGTATATTGTGGTATTCCTTATTTCCCTGTGTCAAACTTTTCAAGTCCTATGGAATCAAATTACGCACCTTGGAGACAGGCGATAATTGATATTACGACCATTATGGATGTAGTTTATGCGGACTGGTATCAAGCAATGTTTGATGCAATAGCAGGGGGTGTACTTCCTGCCGATTTATTTATTGGTTATGATAATGTGCATCCTTCGCCGTTATGTCAAAGTATATTAGTTAATGAGTTGTACAATAAGATGATTAATAATGGTCTTGGTGCATATTTAACAGGCGATACGATCAACAGGGCAAAATTAAGGATACTACGAGTGTAGCGCAGTAGACCTTTACTGTTCATTAGTTGATAATTCATAAAAACAAAAAGATGGAGATAAATTCATCTCCATCTTAAAGCCATTTGAAATAGTTGTTTTAATGGATTAGGTAGATGTAAATTTGAAAGTCGCTTATAGCAAGGGTTTATAGGGTTCGTGATAATTTGAATTTTAGTTAAATTTAATGATATTTTAGTGATTTAAGAGATGGTTTTGTTAAACTGTCTCTTTTTATTTATTGGTTTATGAAAATTATATAGGAAGGTGAAATAATTGAATAATAAAACGTGTGTTCTTGATATAGGACATGGGGGCAGAGATCCAGGCAGTATTGGAATAAAGACACAAGAAAAAAATAATAATCTAAATTTAGGATTAAAAGTTGGAAAAATACTTCAACAACACAATGTAATAGTGAATTATACAAGGACAACCGACAAAGATTTTTGTCCAAACGGTTATGATGAAAATATTGATTTGCAGAACAGAATTGCAATTGCAAAACAATATAATCCTGATGTATTCTGCTCATTACACAATAATGCGTTTAATAAATCAGCAAAAGGTTTAGAATGCCACTGTTACAAATTTGGAGGAACAGATGAGAAATTAAGTAGAAGTATTCAAAACAATATGGTTTCAGCATTAAATATGATGATAGATAGAAAGGTTAAAGCAAGTAATTTCTATGTATTAAGATTATTTGATAAAACAAATACAGATGCTTGTTTAGTAGAATATGGGTTTATTGATAGTGAAGAAGACGTAATTTTAGCAAATATGGATAAAGCGAGTATTGCTATTAGTAAGGGGATATTAGAGCATTTAGGGATAGTTTATAAAGATAATTCTACTTCAACTACTCAATCAACAATTAATAATCAAGGAGATGGTAATGTGTTAGAAAAAGCCGTTCTCTTGTATAGTAAAGATGATTACTTTGCAGGAGGCGATGTAGCTCTAAAATATAATTGTGCTATTTTTATTCGTCATGCTGATAAATCATGTCCCAAAGATGCATTTTTAGCAAAGCAATTATTTATAATTGGAGGCAGTTCTGTAAAACATCCTCAAGAGATTTTGCTAAGTGGAAATAATAAATTTGATACTTGCGCTGAAGTTAATAAATATCTCGGATAATTCAAATTAGAGGTGTAAAAATAAATTACGCCTCTTTTAATCTAATTTACTAGTTTTTCTTTAGTAAAATTTATTTATTCAATTATTTATGTATGACAGCCAGACTTACCCGATCTGGACTGTCTCCTGTTTGCAATAATCTAAATATTGCATCCATTGACGTAAGGTTAACACAGAAAGGGGTAAAAGTCAAATGCAAAATATAATTATGGAAGAGGTGTTGAGTGTGGATGAAAATGAAATTAAAGAGGTTCTAGATAGTCATTCCGAAAAAATTATAGTTTTACAAACTAAGACAAATGTACATGAAGAAAAAATTTGTGGACTTTCTGATAAAATGATTAATCATGGTGAAAAACTCCATGAACTTGAGTTAAAAGACATCGCCTACGAAAGTAGATTTAATTCTCTGGATAGTACTTTAGCTAGAGTAGAAAATACTACATTGCAAAATTTACAAACTTCCAATCTCTTAATAAATACAATTAGCCAAATAGCCATTGGAAATTCAACTGGTAATACAGAAATAAAAAAGCAAGAAATAATAAGCGATACTGAAATAAAAAAGATAAAATTACATAATAATTTGAGTATGGCATTGAAAATTATAGGAATTGTAAGTTTACTAATAACTTCAATTGTGGCTGTGAAGTACGGAATTACTATTAAATAAATAAAAATTAAGGAGAATGATTAATATGGATAATACTCAAATTCAAGCAATGCTTTACAATTTAATTCTTACTATAATTACAACTGGTTTGCCAATCGTAATAACATTTATTGTGAAATTCATCAGACAACATACAAATGCAAAACAATTACAACTTTTACAATCTATTGCTAGAAACGCAATTCTTTTCACAGAACAAGTTTCTAAAGATATGAAATTTGATAGTAGTGTAAAATTAAGTTCTGCTATAACTTCTGCCCAAAAACTTTCAAAGAATTATGGAATAAACATGGATGAATATCAATGGAGATCAATTATAGAGGCTAGTTTGTTAGAATTTAATAAAGGTTATAATGAAGTTTTAAAACCAACAGTTGTTTCATCTTATAGTTCTACCGAAACAATTGCTGTTGAAAATATTCAAAAAACAGAAACTAATAAACTAACTGTCCCAGAGGACATGTTGAATGAAGTTTATAATGCAATATTAGAGAAATCTAACAAAGAAGCAAAAAATGCCATAAATAGCGTTATAGATACTGTACAAAAAAGTATAACAATTACAGAGGAGAAATAATTATATGAAAAATGTTTTAAATAAAATTGATAAACTTTATACAAATTTTTGTATAAAAATATATTTTGGATTACTCAATATATTTAAATTAGACTATTTTTTATTACATAATATTAACCAATAATCAATAATATCACAAACAAAACCATCTATAAGCCTCCAACTATAAATTCTGACACAATCTTACCATACTTCAATTTGTCAAGCTTAGAGATGTCTATTTGTTGATTAGACAAAATATGTAGGCTGAAAGCATTGCTAGAGTAAGGTTTCAGAGTTGTGTTTTAGAGAGGTTTTTATTGATTTAAATACTTAATGCCAAGGGAAGTCAATAATATGGTTTATGTTTATTCTGTGATATTTGGGATTCTAATTTATAGTATTTATATAATTCATCTGTCTATGAGAGAATCATAAATTAAAATGAAATTCTCAATTTAAGGGATATTTTAAGATTTTGGGATTTTGAGAATCAAGCTATAGGCAGGTTTCATGGTTGGTAGTAATTGGATAATTGTATATTTTTAGTGATTTCGAGAGGACTTATGAAAATAATTTCCTCTCTTTTATTATGTTTAAATTTAATCAATTTATTGAAAGGAGGTGAGAAAATTGGAATTAGAAATTGATCCAGTAGATAAATATGTTTTCGTTTATAACCTATTGCAAACTCAATTCTATGTTTCCAGAGGAAAGGTAGTCAAGGATGTTGGAATTCATTATGTAACAAAAAAGATGTGGCATAAGTTTGACAGAAAAGATACGGCAGACGTTTATGAAATTTGGAGAACACATAGTAGAAATAAAGACATTCCCTATAATTAATAAATAATAATTATATTTATTTTAAAAATTAAAAAGAAAGAAGGAATAGTAAATGATTAACAATAATAACAATGTATTAACAAAAATCTATGAGGATCAAGAGGTAGCATTTAGAGAAGGAATTTCTGGTAGTGAAGTTAGAATTGATGAAGTTGCTAGATTTTGTGGTTGGACAGAAATTGCAAAGAGTGGAAATGAGTGTATTAAGTGGGCAAGAGTTAATAAGCATTTAGCTGATTTAGGAGCATCGACACTTGTGTCGACGGGTGATTTTATCCCAGAATACATAATGTATCCACTAATTGGCAAAGCGAGCAATAATAGAGCAACACAATTTATGATATGGGTTGGCAAGGTGTTGACAGAAATTCGTCAAAATGGTGCTTATGTGTCTAAAGATATTACAGAAGAACAAGAGATGAAACTTGATAAATACTCTACAAATAAAAAGATAAGAAATACGTTCAGGATATGTAATATAGAATCAATTGAGTTAGAGTATAAAGAATGTATGATATATCATAAAAATAAAGACGGAAAAGAAAAGAATAATATTCAGAATTTGATTATTAAATCTTTAAAAGATAGAAAACAAATATTAATTGATAATGGCAAAGGATCTTTCGCTTTGGTACTTGCTGAAGTAATATCTATCATAGGTAAGAAACAAAAAGAAACTGGAAATAAAAGTAGAGGACAAACAATATCATATAAAAATAAAATTATTAGCAAACAATTGCAAATAATTGATGATAAAGAGGAAGCATTAAATAGTTTAGAAAATAGAATTGCTATATTAAACCCTTCATTATCAGAATATATGTGCTTAAATGTACATGGAATGTCGGAAAACTATCTCTATCAGACTGTTGTGAGCGATTATACTGGCAAGAATATTACAGTCAAAACTAACACATATAACAATTGGATTAGAAATTTTCCCTCGCATCAATTAATACCAAAAGAAGAGTTGGATGTTAATTGGGATATGCCAATTGTTGTTTATATAAAATTTGATTGCTTGGCAAAATTTGACAAACAAAATCTATTGAAGAGTGCTTTCGATCAAATTATAACAAGAGAGTATGGGGAAGATGATTGCATAATTGATAAAATTATTGTTGAGAAGAATATGGATGTAGAGAATTATAAAGATGGGAAGATATATTGCTACATAAGGAATGTAGATTGATTATGCATAAATGTTACACATCTATATAAGGGGTTGTCCGATCTGGACAACTCTTTATTAATTAATAAACAAAAGGAGAGATAAAAACAACATGAAAAAATTCTTAGGATTAAACGAATATGAAGCAAAATTTCTCATTGATTTATTGTCTAAATCTCAATATGAGAATGAAAGTGATAATACGACTGCAAAAGAAATACATGATTATCTACATATTTTATGTTACGAGAATGATAGATATTATGAAAAAGATATTGAGGATAGTGAATATAGAGAACTAACTCCATGGGAATGTGAAGAGTTGATTGATTCTATGAAGAAAGTAAAAGATAAATCAAAGGATAAGGATATTATAGATGATACTTGTCCATTTTGATTGGTGATTTTATAATTTAATATTACAATAGAAATTGAGGCACTTCATTAATTTGAAGTGTTTCTTTTTGTGTTGAAATAACACAGTAAAGGGATAGGATAGGCCATCCGAACTGCACAATCCTTAGTGCATTCCCTTTATATACTTTTAAGGAAACAAATAAAATATTAAAGGAGATGTTTAAGAAATGAAAATTAAATTAATTATTGACAAAGTATAAGAGAACCCTAACAAAAACAAGTGTATCGTGCAAAGCGTTGCACTCTTCTAGCCATTTCGCTGACGCTCAATGACTAGGATTGATTATTTAATTATTTAATAAAAATTAAGGTGGTGTTAATAAATATGTCAAAATACATAAAAACAAATGATAATCAAATTATTAATAAAGAAACTGGTGAAATAATAGAAGACCAAGAAAATCAATTTGAAAGAAAATTAAAGCACAGAGTATCACAAGTAATTAAAGATTTAGTTTAGAAAATATAAAATTATTAAAGGAGGACATTTAATTATGGAAGTTTTATTTAGGTATAGTGATTCTAATTTTTGTGCTTATTTAAATTATCTTGGATTTAAACATGTTGGATTTGATGTTGTAGAAAAACGTGGTAATAAACCAAAAGTATTTTTACATTTTGAAGGAAATAAAAATGAATTTATCAATATTTATAAAAATTATAATTCTAATAATATTTCATTAAATCTTATTGAGTTTGGAAAATGCAAAAATAGTATTCTCAAAACTGTTCGAGAATACTTGGGGAACTATTTAAGAAGTAAGAAGTAAATTGAGAAACTTGTTTTGAAACCATTGATATAAGCACATTTGCAGGTTTTAAAATAAATATATTTTGCATATTAGAGTTTTCTTACTGCACCACATGCAGTTAGTTTAGGAATATTCGTAAATACTCATAAAGGAAGGGGTTGCATTTGATTATGCCAACTGATTTAGAAAAACAAATTGATATACAATGGCACAAAATTGATGATGATCGTTATGTTTATCTTCTTACTGGAGAATCATTTAATAATTTAGAATATTTGGGAGCAGTCAAGAGAGAAATTGAAAATGCTCAGTTAAAAGATTTTCATGAACATTCAAAATTATTAAGAAAATATGGTATTGATGTAAATAGAAAAATAAAGAATAAAAGTGATAAAGTACCAATTGAAACAACATGTATTGCTTGGAAAGACACAAAGAAGGACTTATTCATTAAAGTATATAGGGGTGAAGGAGTCGAGTTAATTATGAATAAGACATTGGATATTTTTGAAAAGGGATTCATGTTCACTATTCAGCCATTTGTTGAGTTCAGAACAAATTGTGTAATTATAGACAGAGAATTTCCTACGGTAGAATATCTTGCAGAGTTAGCAGGGATGAGTCCTAGAAAAGCAAATGATATTATAAAGTCTTTAGAAAAGAAAAATCTAATCAAGAGATATAAAGATGGATTACATAAGAAAATATTTGTAAATCCTCATTATATGTGTGCAGGAGCAATTATTGAAGGTGAAATACCTTCTTATTTTATGTCCGAAATAGAAGAAGAAACTATGGAATTATTTGATACGGAATAAATAAATTTGAGGAGGTCATTTAATTATGAGTATGGGAATTTATAAAATAGAAAATATGATTAATGGGAAGATATACATAGGTAGTTCTAAAAATATAGAAAATAGATGGAGTCAACATAGAAGTTTACTAAAATCAGGAAAACATCACTCACGGCATCTGCAATATGCGTGGGATAAATATAATGAAAGTAATTTCAAATTTGATATTGTCGAAGATGTAATTATACAAGAGGATTTATTCACAAGAGAACAACATTGGATGGATACTTTACAATGTTATAATCCAAAGAATGGTTATAATATTTCACTATTAGCCAATGCTTGTTTAATGAATGATAATTATGATTTTAAAGAAATTATACAAGAAGAAAATGAATTAGTAAATAAATATAAAATAATATATATGATTATAAATAAGCAAAACGAAGAATTGATTTATAGAGGTATACAGGATAGAGATCCAGTTGAGCATATATTTAATGACTTTATATATTATCTATATAGATATTTTGCGAGTATTGATTTTGAATCTTTTGATAACATAACATTGTTTACAGATAAAGGTAATTTAGCTATGAAAGATTTCCAAGGAATAAATATAAAAATATGTAAAGACAGTATTTATAAATTAAACTTCAAAAAAGTTATTATTGAAAATGGGCATGGAGGCCAAAGAGAAGTTTTTTATAAGAATAACTTTGAGTTTTATGAAATAAAAGAAAGTAAAGATGGTTATATGGGAATTAGGGTTTATGATGGTTTCGATGTAATAAATTATATACTTGAATAAGAAATATTATACAGAAGTTCAATTGCAAAATATAACTAATTGGATGATAGGAGTTCAGATGAAAATAGGATATAGAACACTTTGCGGAAAATGTCATGCATTATCTTCATGATATAGGAGGAATTTGATGATTATTAATAATATAAATGAGCAAAATAACATACAGGATAATTTAGTTTATAAATTCCATAATATAAACAATGAATTGTTGTATGTTGGCATTACAAATAATATGAAAATTAGATTAACAAAACACAAACAGGATAAATATTGGTTTGAAGAAATTACAAAAATAACTACTTCTGATAAATTAAATCGCAATGAGGCACATATTTATGAGATATATTATATTGCTAATGAAAAACCAAAATATAATATAGATTTTATAGATGGTGGCAAAATAAATTTTGAGATTGTTAATTTATTGTTTAAAGATTATGTCATAATTAAACCTAGATTTAGGTCAACAAATAAAATAATCAATATTAATGATAAAATAGATATTGATAAAGTAAGTGAATTATATCTTAAAGGCAATACTATAAAAGAAATTGCAACAATTGCAAATAGGTCTCCATATACAATTAAGATGCATTTGATGGATTTAGGATTAATAGATAAACAAGTAATAAGGACAAAATCTGATAAGTTAGAAGCATTAAGTATTGCAATTAGCAACCTGAAAGAAAATATTAATCAAGAGTATTTTATGACAGAAGATATAATAGAAGAATTTGCAAAAGTATATGACTGTACTCATTCTACATCTAATGCAATTTATACTAGAGAGTTAATTGGTAGTATTCAGGAAATATTAGATAGTTATGGATTGGTTAAAGTGACTGCTAATAAAGAGATTAAGGAAAAATACAATATTGATTGTCCAGTAAGGAGTTATCCTAAGATTATTATTGAGAAATCAATAAACCAATAAATAAACACCACACTTGATACAACTATAGAAATAATGTTACAATGAATGTGTAAGTGATTCATTTTCATTTACACTCTCTTTCTTTCATCCTCAGAGGGAGTTCTAAACAACTTCCTCTATTTTATAATGAAATTAATAAATAATTATAAATTTATAAACCACATGTTTCTAATTGGATTGTGTGGTTTATTTTTGTATGTAAATCTATATAAACATAAAAAAGAAAGTAATTATAGTCATGCATTAACCATAATTACTTTGAAGCAGAGACGATATTTGGTTAGAAGCTAGATGAGTTAGTTAGATGATAACTCATGTTTATTTTAGCATGGAGTGAGAGGAATGTAAAGGTTTTTTGGTTTTGGATTGGATTACAAATCAATAAATAATGTTATTTGACTTTGTATTATGTCTCGTGATATAATATTAGTATAAGTTGTTCGTGTACTTATTGTTGTTTCACTTCACTTTTATATGTGGTTATGGCATATGTGTTTCTGGTATAATAGATTAGAGATTGGAGTGATAAACAGTATGGTAGTAAAAAATAGATTAAAAGAGATTATGGATGAGAGAGGTCTGAAACAGATTTGGTTAGCAGAAAAGATTGGTATAGATAGAAGCACATTATCGTCTGTGATTGCAAATAGAAAAGGAACAAATTTAGAAACTGCTATGCGTATTGCTCATGTCTTAGATTTAAAGATGGAAGATATATTCGAATTAGTCAATGAGGATTAAGGAAAACTTTTTGTTGTATTTAGTAAATTTAATGTTGACATAATCCACATTCTCCTGTATAATATTAATTAGTAAAGGATGACTTTGCTAATTAAATTTTAGGAGGAATTTTACATGGAAAAGATATATTGCGTTAAGGATAATAATGGTAGCTATAATGGTTCGATCAATATCTGTTCAAATTCAATGATTAAACGCAACGCAGACTGGAAATGGGACTATTATTCACAAACTTATCCAATGTCAGTTAATTTGGGTAGAGAAGATGTTGAGCGTAAAATTAAGAAACTTAGGGAATTAAATTTACTTGCTGAATATGAGAATTTAGATTGGGAAGTAATTGAGTTTACTAAGCAAGAGTGGACGGATCTTATTACAGAGAATTGTAAGAAGCATGATGAACTGAGAAGAGATCGAATGTTAAATTGGCATTATAATTCTTCTATTGTAATTAAAGAGATTAAGAAGGGATGTATAGGAGCGTATCGTAAGGCAGTTAGGGATATTTATAGAAAGTATAAGAGTAAGAATACATAATCATTGTGGTTTGGTTTGTGAAGGTTTTAGTTTTGTTGATTGTAAATTTAATGAAAGTAAAATGAGAAATTTTTATTTGGTATTTATAATTGGAATTTCTCGTTTTACTTGTCTTTATAAAGGAAAGAGGAATGATTGATAATGGGATTGATTACAAAAGAAGTTGAAGTTGGGTTAAGCTCAAGAGTTATAACTTGGTATAAAGATAAAGGATATTCATTACCTGAAAAGTGTCATTCACAAAGAAAAAATATTATGGTTGTAGATTGCAATAAAAATATATTAGTTAAAGTAGAAGATTTGTCCGATGGTTCCGATGTATTAGTTGATACTCAATGTGATGGTTGTGGAGTTATAATGATAGGCATAAAATGGCAGGATTACAAAAGATATGTACGAGAAAATGGAGAGTATTATTGTCAAAAATGCGCTCAAAATGGATATAAAAAATGGGTTTCTTTTTACGAATGGTGTTATATAAACTTAACTAGTGAAGAAGCTAGTGCGATAATATCTCGATGGGATTATGAATTGAATATTGATAAGAGTGGGAACAAATTAAGCCCTAAAGATGTTAGTTGTAGCTCTAGTGGATTAAATGGGGTGGGTTATTGGTTTAAATGTCTAAATCATAAAAATCATAAATCTGAGCAAAAGCGTATCAGCGGATTCGTTGCTGGTCAAAAAGGAAGTGTTGTTTGTATCCAATGTGATACAAATGTATTAGCAGTCACTCACCCACATTTGGTAAAATATTTGGTAAATAAAGAGGATGCATTAAAATATTCATCTGGTTCTGGGTTAAGTGTTTCTGCAATTTGCATAACTTGTGGATTTGAAAAAGAAATTATAATCACAAACCTTAGAAGATTTGGATTTGGATGCCCAAAATGTTCTTCTGGGACATATCCAGAAAGATTTCTATTTAGTGTTTTAGAACAATTGAATACAATTGATTTTATAACACAATTATCAAAAACTACATTAGAGTGGTGCAAAGATTATAAATATGATTTCTACATACCGTCTGTAGGAATTATAGAGACACACGGGTTGCAACATTATAAGGAAATTAAGAGTAGTTGGAATATGGTTTTAAGTGAAACACAAGGAAATGATAAATTAAAAGAGCAATTAGCAAAGGAAAATGGTATTGAAAATTATATAATTTTAGATTGTAGGAAGTCTGATATGGAATGGATAAAGAAGAAAATATTATCAAGCACACTTCCTACAATATTAAACTTTAAAGAGAACGACATTGATTGGTTAAAATGTTCAGAGTATGCTTACTCTGGGGATATAAAATTGGTTTGTAATTTATGGAATAGTGGAATTGATAATATTGAAACTATAAAAGAAATTTTAAAAATAAGCAATTCTACAATTAGAAGATACCTTAGAAAAGGATCAGAGATGGGATGGTGTGTTTACGGAAAAAGAAATAATCAAATAATATGTTTAACAACAGGAGATGTGTTTAATTCACAAAAAGAAGCTAGTGAAAGATACGATATACCTGCGACAAGCATATCCGCGTGTTGTAGAAATAATAGCGGACAAAAATCGGCAGGAAAATTACCAGATGGAACTAAATTGGTATGGATGTATTATGATGAATATTTAGAAATCAACAAATAATATTATAGAGAGCAATACATTAATTTGTATTGCTCTCTATAATATTATTTGTTTTTACTTAGTACACCAATTTATTACGGTTTCATTAAAATACTTAACGCTTGATGTGCCATTAATAATTTTTCCACCTTCTTTAAGGACTGGTCTCCAACGCTTATCTGTTCTCAAAAAGAAATCATCTTTTGCTAATTTAGCAAGTTTAATCTTCCAGTCAGGATCATCTTTTAAAACAGCACTCAATGCTATCATTGCCCCCATAGCGAGAGGTTCGATTGTGAAATATAATTTCTTTAAACTATTCTTAGATTCTAAATCAGAATTAGCCATAAATTGTGGGAAGATTGATACAAGTTCATCAATATATTCTATTAACCAATTTTCAACATTTGTTTGCTCTAATTTAGTTTGAGGTTCTTTATAATTTTTTTTGATTGAATTTGTTAAAACTCCATAACTGCAAATATTAGGGCTAGAACTCTTGATTGTTGTGCTAACTGTTTCGATTTTGTTTTTTAAATCTGACTCCTTTTCAATTCTTCTTGCAATTTTGTTAGCATAATTACTATTATCAAGATAGTGTGTTCTTGTGGGGTTGACCTTAAGCGAAAAATTATTCAATTCTGCGAACATTTGTCTTGCATCTTCGTCAGAAATGGTATTTACCTCACAATTAAATTGAAATTGTCTAGGATCGTCATATTGGTCTGGATTTTTGATCCACGCATTTTTCCATTTAATGGATGCCCTAGCCCTGTGAGAAAAGTCGATCCCCTGTAAGTACCCTTCTCCAGTAATACTATTATCTTCTGGATTATACACTAAATCTGATTCATTACTCGTTGAATAATTTAACACAATTGTATTTCCAAAAATTTTTCTTTTTGTAAAAGCTTGAAAAATATCGTTTACGTGTTTATTGGAGAAATTATCCTTTTCTTTACCTGATGGGGTAACAACGCTTCCTCTCTGAATGCTAGGAATGAAGCGTATAATAAAATTTTCAAAGTAGGAGGCAAGGTCAAATGAGGATATTGTACAAATGTACTTGATAATTTCTCCTTGATTGTAAACAGGAATTACCGGAGAAAATGACCAACTTGTACTTTCTTTTAATTTTAAGTCGTTTTGTTTTAATTCTTGTTTAAGTTTACGCAGTTCGCGTTTTTTAGCCAACTCATCTTTTTTCCTTTGAGCTTCATCCTTCTCTTCATTAAATTCCTCATTCTTCATTTGCCCTTTATCCTCTTCACCTTCTGATTCCAATTTCATCTTTTCACTCAAAGTCATCATTGGAGGCATTTCTCCATCCTTAACTCCTTTATCCCAAATTTTATCACTCTCATTTTCCATTTCCTTAACCAATTCCACATCATGTTGCTGTACCATATCTTCATCTTCAATCCTATCTTCCTCATCCAATACCTCTTGAAACCCAACTGCTACCTGATTCAACGCATCTTGTGCCATATTAATTACCTCTTCCTTAACTTCGTCCTTAACATCCTGACCGTACAATTCCACTCTTGTCTTAGCCTTTCTACCCATTTCATTATCTCCTTTATTTGCCATATTTTCATCAACCAATTGATTCACCATATCGTTCAATCGAATAATCATCTAAAATCAACCCTTTCACACTATTATATTGATTATCTATTCGAAATGCAACTTTTTAATGATAGTTTTTAATATATTTTATTAAAAAGATGAGCATGTCCAATTACTCATCTTTAAACCCATCAATATTCTGTGGTAAATACACATTAGCATCAAAATCAGGCAAAATATTACTCTTGTCCATTTTTATATTTTGTATATTCTTACCAACAAAATCTAATGGATTGTAACAAATACCATTTTTCCTGTATTCCCAGTGACAATGTATCCCAAAACTTCTTCCAGAATTTCCGCTAATTGCAATGGTATCTCCTTGTTTAACTTTATCTCCAACTTTAATTAAAATTTCACTATTATGACCATATAATGTTTCTGCGTTGTCACTATGAGAAATCATCACACAATTACCATACACGACTTTCCATCCAACAAAAGAAACTATTCCATTATTAGACGCACGAATAAGAGTTGTCCCACAACCTATATCAATTCCATGATGTAAATCCCCCTTAAACTCTTGTGTAATTACTCCATCTACAGGCATAATCCAAGTATCCTTCATATCATTACCAACATATTTCCTACTACATAAATAAATCAATAAAACCATCACAATAATAAAATATCTATTATTCCTTAAAATATCCATAATAATATCCATAAATCACACACCCTTTATAGGAGCAGGTAATTTGGTAATAAACTTTGAATATCCTTCTTTGCATTTAATTAAATTTAAACTATGATATCTTGGCAATTTTAATAAATCTTCCATCTCATAAGGTTGAAGTTCATCCTTTAATTCATTATAATTTTGCTTGTCACAACCAGATAGCAACATATAACTCGCATTTGCACTTCGTAACTCATCTCTAATACCTTTAATTTGATTTAAATAATGACACGATATAATAGGTTTTAATCTAAATTTAGCTAATCTACTTAATTTTTCAGTCAGAAACAATTCTGTATGATTAACTTGATAAAGCTCGTCAATAAAAAGATTGACCTTTACTCTGTCGTTTTTATCTCTAAATTTTTCTGCTCTTAATTGCAATGATAGCCATAATTTTGTCATCCAATAAGTGCAGTATACGTCCCTTTCTGTATCAGTCCCAAACATTGATTCGGGCATTCTAAGGCATATTAATTGTGGTTTTTGAATTTCATCAATTAAATTAATATTATCTTCAGTTCCCTTTTTCAGCATTAATTCCATATAGGTATTAGATTTAAGTTTTTGCAAACGATCTAAAATTCCTGTAATATAAGAATGTTTTGTGCCAGTTACATATCCTTCCTTATTTACTTCATCTAATTCTTCAAGTGCAGAAATGTACTCTGATAAATTCTCTTTCTGATTAGAAGGAGCATTGTGAATAAAATTACTTCTTACTGAATGATCTACTAAAACATCGAAAACATCTTTAATATTTCCTCCTTGAATAAATGTGATTAATGAAGATGCCGTAAGATACCTCTCCATCCTTGGAGCAAGAGTTTTTTCATCTGAATTAACAGAATTGATAAGAGTTAATAATTGAGTAGTTTGTTTTTTAGCATTATCATATTGAATAAATACATCAGAATCTATTCCCACTTCATTGTATCCAAGTCCTTGAAGTTTGCTTATATCTCCACATTCAATAATTTTAACTCTATCATCAGGAAATACACTAGCAATTTCCATTGATAATTCACAGTTTTCTATGAAATCAAATATTAAACAGCATTCATTATGCTCCATTGCATTTTTTGCGAGGTTCTGAATTAATATACTCTTACCACTTCTAGTAGGCCCAACCAAGACCAAACACAATTGCTGATATTCTTTATCTGTACTAAGAAATGCTTCCTGTATAATTCCTCTATATGTGTTTGTTCCTACACACATAATACCTGTTCTTAAATCTTCAGGAACTTGTGTTTCTTGAGTATTAACTTTATCAATAAAATTAAATCTATCAAGAATTTTTCTACCTGCTAAAGCAATAAAATTTTGACATTCTCCAGATGAAATTTTATTAATTTCTGCTCCTTTTATAGAATAATCAGTAGGATTAAATTTCTGACTATAATACTTTGCTTTTAGGGAGTTACCACCATCATCTTCATTTATTACCTCAAAACTTTGAGATAAACTTTTAGCATGATTAATTTCTCTTAATTTATCTATGCTTTCTGACAATATAATAATTTGAGTGTTCAATATGGTGTCTGTTGCTTTAGAATAAGTTGATTTACTAACTACTGATTTATTCATCCTTTCAATAACTTTTTCCATTTGAACCAAACTATCTGTTGATAATCCTTTCTTTTTAGATGATTTACCAGAAGTAACTTCTCCTAGTAAATCACTTATTTCAACAACAATAGCAATGAGGAATTTAAATATAAAATTCACACTTACTTTTTGCCTGTCAGTTGGTAAACCATCTCTTACTTTTTGAATCGTGTTTTTATACTCAGATTTCCATGGAAATTGATTAGTAGGGATAAAATTATAGAATATCCCTACTTTATCATCATCCTCTAATACATCTATGACATTAAGATTTGAACTAAGAAGTTCACTACTACGCTTATCAATAGATAAACTAAGTGCATTTTCTTTAGAATAAACTAATTGATACTTAGTTGATTTTTCACTAAATATAGGAATTGAATCAACTTCCTTAATAGTGACATTTGCCCATGAATCTTTAATCTTTTCTTTTAATAGTGGTAAGTAACTTTTTGGAATGATAAAATAGAATTCTACACTTTCTTTTTCAATAAAAATAAAATAAGACACTTTTTCTGGTAATTGATAACTGTATTTAGTTCCAACCATAAATTGTCTTTTAAATGGATATAATTTAATTAATTTACCTTCCTCTACTTTAATATGGCGAGATACACCTTGAAAAATAGTTGAAATTGATTTTGCAATTCGATCTGTACTTTTGTTTTCAATGGAATTATTTGGAGTTAATTTTAGATAAACATATTCGGGATTAATGATTTTAAAATAATTGCTTAATTTAATTCCCTTCATTTTATAACCTCCTCATCCTAATAAATATTTGATCATTGTGTTGCTAATAATTAGTATTCCAACCTTCTGTAATCCTGACTTATAACCCCCAATGTAAAGGATTATAAGTATCCCACAACCGATTAAAGTAACAGCGTGAGACATATATACAATATTTGAAATTATCCCTGTCATAGCCCAATTAAAGCTTTCAGTAACACTTTCTTTAAGTGCAGTTTTTATAGCAGTAGTAAACCAATCAGCATAATTTACCATTACTTTAATCCTCCTATTAAAGCATCAATTTGATCTAGGCCGTAAGGAAGCAATAGTAAAAGAGCATACATACCAAAATAACTTAAAGCAGTTTTTTTAGAAGCTTGGAAGTCTCCGGCAAGGGAATGTTGGACTATTTCTAATCCTCCTTTGATTAAAATAACTGCTCTACCAAGACCTAATACTTTTCTGTAAAATTGGTCTGATGTATCTTCAATACTTTTTGCTCCCAGTGCAATAGAAGAATCAATTAAGATAAAATAGCCAATCATTAGTCCTCCTTGTAAATATTTAATCCAATGCTTTTTTAAGTGGATTTTGATTGAATTTTTCTTTAACATAAATTACCACTCCTTACTTTAAGGAAATAGAATAAAAGAGTTCTAAATTGAACGATCTGTAGCATATTGTTAGGTATAACTCGTTATGCCGAACAAATTTAGCATAAGTATACCCAATTTTATAATCTCATCTCTTTTTGTATATTTTTTATGATTGTTGGTAACAATACAGTCATAATTAATTTTAAGGAGATGAGATTATGCCATTAGTTGCGATACCTTACGTTCTTTTAGGAAGTGGAATGGTTTACTCAGGACTTTTAACATTAGCAAGTTTATTGAATTAAGATTATCCCTCTATATGAGGGATTTTTTCTTGCCCAACAACTCCTTTCAATCTAAGAAAAACAAATTCAGCTTCCAATACCCTAGACACAGTTTTCCTATCAATATCTGTTAATTTAACAGTAAAATCGATTAATTCTTCTTCATTGATAAATGGTGGTCTAACAATTGCCCTGCCTACAAAAACGCTATGAATTTGCTTTTGAACATCAGATATAAGTTGTTTAATCATAATGAAATTCCTCTCTTCCCTATTCCCAATCCTCTCCACAATCAAAACACCTAAACTTTAAATTATCCTTATCCAAAATCTCAAAATCATCACCTAATTCATCAACATTCATAGTTTTAAGATTAATATAAGCCATTCCTATAACCAATCCTCTACCGATAATATTCTTACTCCCACACTTCAAATTAGGACATCTAGTAGGAATAATAATTTTCTTTAATTCTGGATACTTAAAACAATCAAAAAATTTCTTCTTAACCAATCCAATTTCAGGTTTCTTCATAATCTTTTCCTCCTCCGCATTCATAAATAAATATAAAATTTACATAACCTAAACTTAATTTTAAAACTTCTTCTACAGATTCCATATCACAAATTTCACTAATGTAATTTTTAGCAGAATAATCTCTTTTTGCTCTAATTAAACATTTTGCAACCTCGTCAGTAATAGTAAAAACAGAATTAAAATCATCGTCATTTTGATTGCAAATAATTTTGCATTCAGGTTTTTGTTTCAATAATTTCAACCCCTTTACTTAAATAATATGTCTCTCCATTCCCCTCTCTTCTTCCCTTCTTACATATATTAGCGATATAAAATGATTTGATAATATTTCTAACAATGAAATAACTTAAACCAGTTTTCTCCGATAAAGTTGATATTTTCATAGCAGACATATCATTAGTGATATTTGATTCTTGAAGAACTTGAAGAACTTTAATCTCTGATTTGTTGAGTTTATCAGTTAGCAATGTTACATCCTCCTTTGATGGATTGTGATATGTTTAATCTTATTGAGGATGGATTGTACGTTATTACACTTTTATTAAATGTAATAAATGGGAAAAAGAAAAAGCCCTGATTTCTCAGGACTTAATAAATTAATCATTAAACTATTCCCTTTATATCCTCTATATAATTAACTTTTCTCATCCTCTAGTATTACTTTACCCTGATGTTTAAAAAATAATCATCTCTGAAGTTTCTGACTTTCCAATTAGTAGATATATTAATACAAATAAACTTGTCTTATTAGACAAACCTGTCTATATTAATATACTTACAATTGTAGACAAACACATATACCTACAACTGTAGATATATTTACATACAATTGTATACTTGCAATAGTACACAATCAGTGATAAAATACATTATATTGAAATATGATTAAGGAGGAATTTATTAATGAATGAAATGAATGAGGAAGTAATATTAGGGCTTGATGCAGGAAATTCTTATTACAAAACCAGCAAAGGGATAGTATTAAGAGCAAGAATTAAGTTTAATACTGAGGGTGATGGACTACTCAAAAGCAACACTCACTTGGTTAAAAAAGATGGTTTAAGTCATCTTGTAGGAGATCCAGAAGGAAAAACCTATATCAATCCAGATAAATACACTACAGCACATTTTGACCTATGTACATTAACTTCAATTGCCTTAAGTTTTCCAAACTGTAAAGATATCAAAGTAAAACTAGTTGTTGGTACTCCTGCAGGGTATTATAAACAACATGCAATGGCATATCTTGAAAAGTTAAAAACTATGGGGCCACAAACAATTAATATCGGTGATGGTAGAGGCAATATTAATATTGAAATAACTGATTCTATTTGTTACATTCAATCTGGAATAACTGATTCTCAAAAAGAAAAATATGAATATCCCCTATTGGTTTTAGATTTTGGTGGAGGAACTTTAGATGCTTCATTGTGGCGTAAAGGTGACGATATTAACCCTGAAAATACTGAAGTGATTTTAGATTCCAAGGTTAGTTATACGCAATTTGGTTTTGATCAAATATTAGAACAAATGACAACGACCTTTAATTCTAAAAATGGAACTAAATTTAAGCCTCATGAATTATTGCAATATCTCAAACGGTCAGAAATTACATTGCGGAAACAAAGTTATGATTTGCAAAAGACAAAAGATGAAATTCTTATAGATTATATCGACAATGTGATTTCTTCTTTAGAGCAAACATTCGATTTACAGCAAGCATTAGAAACCTGTGTAATGGGTGGCCCTGCTGAAATATTGTTGCCTTATCTTAATATTAAACTAGATAATACAGCAAAATTATCTAGCGAACATCCACAATTGACTAATGCTTTGGCGTATCTTGATGGTGGCAAACAATATTGGGATTTGGATGAGTAATTATGGGTAGCTTAAGGAAATATGTTGGCACAAATCTTAGTTCAAAAAATGATACAATTCTAATTGATTATGTAAATCAAATGGAAGAACAAGGAATTTCTAATTCACAACTGGTTAAAACTTGTTTAAAATTTTACATGGATTATTATCCAAAAAAGCTTAAACTGGATGAATTTAATGAAAAAATCACAGATAACATTGTGTCAGGCAATATTAAGGTTTCTGTAAATAGTGTAAATCCAAGAAAAACTAGAAAGAAAAGTGAAGTTATTGTGGAGCAACCTGAACAAATTGAGGAAATTCCTGAAGTTGAAGTCGTTGATAAAAAGAAAGACAGTGTTTTTCTTAAGACTATGAACAATCTTATGTCTGAGTGATTAATTTGACTGAATTTATAAAAGCACTACTCAATTGCACATTTAAGTGTTGAGTAGTGCTTATTTTTCTCTATTTATTATCAGTATCATCCGACCCCAATAATTTATCCACATGTGCATAATAAAATCTCTAGAAATTTTAGAAACTTATACACAGCCTTGTCGATTTGTAGTATAATGTATTAACATGTCCAACCCATATTAATGTTAATTTTTAGCAAAAGAATAATAGCAAAAACTCCTTGAAGTGTTCGCGACCAAACTAGCACTTCAAGGAGCCACAGCAGAGGTTGTTTTCATTTGTATTTTTATTATAACAAAAAGAAAACCTTCTGTCTAGTGTGTTTTTGTTGTTGGCAAAACATGGAGAGAAGGTTTTTATTATGAGCATTATTAAAGACCCAAAGAAATTAAAACGTGTACCAATTAAAGAGGAATTAGTTTGCATAACAGGTGATTATATTAAAGCAGTTATTCTTCAGCAATTCATATATTGGTCAGAGAGAACTAAAGATTATGATCAATTTGTTTTAGAAGAAAGAACTCAGGCTGAAAGATGTGGCTATGAATACAAATCTGAATTGAAAAATGGATGGATATACAAGAGTTCAGAACAACTATCAGAGGAAACTTTACTTAGATTAAAACATACTGCAATGCGAACACATATTAAAGAATTGGTAAGCAAAGGATTCTTATCTGAGAGAACTAATCCTCTTGATCGCAGAGATAGAACCATACAATATCGTGTTAATATTTTAGCAATACAGCTTGATCTGTTAGAACATAACTATGTCTTAGATGGATATTCTAGTCCAATTAATTTTGAAACTCTTATGGAAGTTATCCACAAGAAAAAGCAATCTCGGAATGTGGAAATGCAAACATCATTAAACGGAAATGCATCTTCAAAATGTGAGATTGCACAGCCGAAAAACAATAATGGCATAGAATATGGGGCTGAAGGCATAATTGCATTCTCGGAAAACGGAAATGCATCTCCGCAAATATGCAATGCAACTAGCGAAATAGTGCAAGCATTACCAGAGACTACTTACAGAGATAATACGTATCTTATTAATAATCGCGTGTGGGAAGAGGTTGTGGATAACTTGAAAATGAAATTGTCTCCTGCTTCAATGTCTGCATGGATATTACCACTTAGACCAGAAATACAGGAGACAAAATTAATACTTAATTGCTCAAGTGAATTTGCTGTAGATTGGATTGAGGTAAAATATCTTAGTATGATTGTAGATTGTTTGCCTGAAAATTGTGGGATTAACGAGGTTATTGTTAGGTGTGATGGATCTTAGAGATTTTATGATTAATCCTAAACAACATCCAAAACAATCTTCACAGCATCAAACTCAATACCTTTATTTCTAAACAAATCAGCATACAATTTCCCAACACTACCCGTAACATCTAATCTAATTTTACACCATTGAACTTTTTCCTCTATTCCACTCTCTTTGTCTAAAACAGATTTAACCGCATATTTTATAATTCTATCAACACATTCTTCGGGATTTCCATTTATGTTTTGCATTTTACTTTTGTTTACAAGCCATATTTTGCAACTATTTCGTCCTGGATCAATAATCATTATTTATTCCCCTCATATTTAATAATTAGGATTAAGAGTTCCTTGTTTTCTATTAATTTCTATACAAAAATTTCTAAATTCATTAATCCAATCTTCGTGATCTGTAGGAGTACCAGAAGTTTCAGGAAAAATATCATTATAACCATTCTCTATCTTCCACTTCTGTATTTTATCATAATTTTGCATTGCATTTGCTAAGTATTTATTATCATCCATATGAAAACATGTTTCACAAGTTAATCCATATTCTTTTGATGAACAATTATTTATATTATAGCTACAGGACATTTGAATTTCATACTAATTACATCCATATCTACACCTAAAATCAGATTCCACTAGTCTCTGACTTCCACAGACATCTTCATAACTATCAAATTTCTCTAAAGGATTCCTACATATTGTACATAAACCATTTTCTTCGCAATATTTCTCATTTTCACTTATAAGAAAATTAAGAAATCCTGTTTTATTAATTAATTCTGTATATGGAATTTGATGATTAATTACACGAAGCCATGTAATATCTGAAACATTATATTCTAAAAAATCTTCAATATTTGTATCATCCATTATTTTAATCTCCTTTTTATTTTTATTAAATGATAAATTAATTATATAATCTGTGTATGGTTCACATGGATAGTCACATAAACTAATTCTCTGGCATTTTATGTTTTCACAGTAATTCATTTGTTTCTCCTTATTAATATTGCTAATATATTAACTATCGAAATTATTCTGGTCAAACATATTATTTAATAATTCTATTACGTCATCTAATGTGTCACAATAATTACTGATGCAACAATTGATGTGTGGACTCCAATGTTTTCCTTGATCTCCAAATGCAATAACTGGCTTACCTAATTCTTTGAATCTCGTTAATTCAAATATAGTTCCTGGAGAAAAATCTATATCGTTTATACAAACAACACAAATATCTGATTTATTAATGTAGTAATTATTTTGATCTACTATTATTTTTTCACTATATGTATGATTCATTTCTTTTAAGAAAGTTTTAACAGGATTGAAAGTTTGAACACCATTATTGTATGCCCATTTGTCTAATAATCTCCTCCACCCACTAGCTTTATGCAGTTCATTATTTCTATGGTAGTAAGTCATGCAACTAGCTTCATAAATGTACATTTATTAACACTCTCCAATCTTATCTAAAATATATTCAACACAAGTATCAAAATCATAATTACTAACCATATAATCAACTTCTTGGTTAACTATCTCGTATGTGAATTTTTCTTCATCATCTGATTTCCTCCTATTCCATTCCGATTCATCAAAATCAGACCTATTGATACATCTTTGTTTTCTAGTTGGTTCGTCTACATCAATGAAAAATGAAATTACATTATCTTTAAAATGTTTTTTGATCTCGATTAATCCAAGAATATCTAGAACTACTATGTAACTATGTTTTGATAAATCAATGCTATTTTTGCTAATTCCATAATACCAAATGTCAGGAATATTATTTACAAGTGTATTATATTTTCTACATTCAATGAATTCATTTTCTACAATCATATCTTCAAATTGTTTTCTTGTAATGAAATGATATGGATTATTTTCTGATTCATTGAGTCGCATAGGGCGAGATGTGTGGGATATTACCATTTCATAATTGTAATTGTCTGATATGTATTTTTGAATTTTGTCTTTCCCTGAAGCTGAAAAGCCAACTAATATTACTAATTTATTCACAATGTGACCACCTTTCATTATTATTTTAAGAAATATTATATTTACTCTTGTAGAATTCTAAAAATAATTGAAATTTATTATATTTTCTAGTTAAAAATACATCTGCATCTTTGTATAGGTATTTATATATTTTAAATACATTATGCGCTCCTCCATATTTCAAATATTTTACTTTTGTTGATGTATAATGTTTTCTTAATTTTACATAATTTAATCCACATTGTTCAACTAATATTTTTTGCATTTCTAATAAAAAAGGTTCATTGCTAATAATATCAATCATAGCAATTTTATTCTTGTAAAACCCTATACAACCATCACCATCGAAGTAACCTCTTATAAAATGATTCTGTAAATCTTTTGGCAAAATATCCTCGTCTGGAAATCTTATTGTAGAACTTTTATTCATAAAACAACCTTTATCAATTAAATCACTTACTAATATTTTACTATTTAATAAAACACGATTGCTTTTATATTTTTTACCCTCTGTACTTGTTATTCGATCTTTAATTTCTACATCTGCGTTTAATTCTTCAAGAAATTTTTCAATATGGTTTTTATCTCTTTCCTGCAATCCTAATTCCAATGCCTTTTCACTTACACATCCGTCTGCATACAAAAACCCTAACCAATACGCCTTATTTCCAGTATCAATTACATAAAAATAATTTTCGTTAAATGGTATTATTTTTTCTCTGATTGGAATATTTTCATTATGTAAAATATTTTTGATAAAATATTCACTAATATCATATTTATTTTCTATAAATTTAATATTATTTCCGTCTACATAAGACTGAATAATGAAATATACTTCTTCTTCAGTAAATTCTTTTACATTATCTTTGTTTCTTTTAATAATGATCTCAGATGATATACAACCACAACTTTTTGTATTCCCATTTAGTAACGAGCTAGTTTGCACGTTAATTTCAGTTTTATTTTTGCAATTACATCGACACAGGCATTGCTTTCTATTTAAATTGTTTCTACCATTGTGTCTTACCACTGTTAATCTGCCAAACATTTTCCCTGTCAAATCTATTATTTCTTCATTTCTCATATTTTTAGTTTTTAAATTATATTTAATACAATTGTTACTTATGCATGTAGAACTTACATTAAAGACATGTGCTATATTTTTTAATGATAGGTCTTGATTGATGTAATATTCCAACTTGTCTTTGTCGATAATTTTTGTCAAATTAATACTCCTTTTATTTTAATGTTTATTAATAATTACCACAACTTTATTTTCCAATTATCATCCCTCCTTAATATTGTTTTTAATATATTTTGCAAATCTATATTTAACGTCTTCAAAGTTTTTCTTCTCGCTAATAGATTCTATTCTCCATAGTTCATATTCGTCTAAATCAATAAAATATTTATCTACATCAACACATTCTTTTTCAATTTTAGTTACATATGCTTCATCACAAAAATCTAAAAGTTGAAAATATATTGATTCTCCACCTATAACAAATATATCATCTGAATCATACTTTTCTAACTCACTAAATAGTTCCTCTAAAGATCGACAAATATTCACATTCTCATTGATGAAATTTTCATTCTTACTTAGCACAATATTGATTCTACTCTTTAGAGGTTCTTTATTTGGCAATGATTCAAATGTTTCTCTTCCCATGACAACAACTTTAGCCAATGTCATTTGTTTGAATAATTTCATATCTTCTGGAATCCAAAACAACAAATTTCCTCTATGCCCAATTCCCCAATTTGAATCAACCGCAACAATAATTTTCATATATCCTCCTTAAACAGCAACAGGGATATTTTTAATTTGTGGATTGCTTTGATAGTTTTCCAATACAAAATCTTCAACTTTAAAGTCATAAAAGTTTTTAATATCTGGATTAATAATTAATTTAGGTGATGGATATTGAGGTCGTTGAATCAATTCTTTAACCAATGGAATATGCCTATCATAAATATGAGCATCAGCAATTACATGTACCAATTCTCCAACGACTAAATTGCTTACTTGAGCAAACATATGTACAAGAATTGCATATTGGCATACATTCCAATTATTTGCTACTAAGATGTCTTGTGATCGTTGATTTAATATTGCATTGAGTTTGTTGCCAACAACATTGAAAGTCATACTCCATGCACAGGGATATAAACCCATTTCATGTAAATTTTCATGGGTATACATATTGGTAATAATTCTTCTGCTGTATGGATTATTTTTTAAGTCATACAATACTCTATCTACTTGATCAAATTTGCCTTCTCTGTATTGATGTTTAACCCCTAATTGATATCCATATGCCTTACCTATAGTTCCATTTTCATCTGTCCAACTATCCCAAATATTACTGTTTAAATCCTTAATATTGTTAGATTTCTTTTGCCAAATCCATAATAATTCATCAATCGTAGATTTTAAATTTGTTGGTCTTAATGTCATAATTGGGAACTCTTCTGCAAGATTATATCTATTTATGACCGCAAATTTTTTAATAGTATGGGCTGAACTACCATCTTCCCATTTAGGTCTTACCTGTTCATTTTCAGAAGAAAAACCATTTTTAAGTATATCTTCGCACATTGTAATAAAAACTATATCTGCCTTACTCATATTGCATCTTCCTCTCTTTATTAAAATTTAATCCCCTCATATGTATTCCTTAACTAATAACATTATATATTAATTAACTAACAAAGTCAAAATAATTATTTATATATATATATATTTACCAATCAATACTGAGCATAACCAACAATCTCAGAAGTATCTACATTCATAAATTCTTCAATATCTTCATCTTTTGAATCATCAGGGAATGAGCAATATTTATGATTATTGTCAGGCATATTTTGCATGTGTTTTATTTCTTCTGAATTCAATAATAGTAGAATAGGGGTTTTAGTAGAATCATAGATGGTATCTCCAATTTTGATTTTCATTATGTATTATCCTCCAATTCAAAATTTATTTACTCATATCCACAAATTCATATTTATTACATTTTGATAACAAATCATTAAATTTATGAATAGATTCCTTTAATTTTATATAAGCATCATTCATTTTTAATTTATGTCCAGATTCATCTGTGAAATCACTTAATTCAATTTGATCACTAAGCATAATTGAGCATTTTGCAATATCCATAATTTCATCAACTTCTGTAACTTTAATATTCATATTTAATAATAGACTTGACATAGTTATCACTCCTTAAATTTACCCTATCTAAACCTTCACAAATTAATCCTTAACACAATCCCACCTTAACGAATTTCTAGCTCAACCTACACCCCATTCTGTCGCTCTCATAGTATTCCTACTTCATAACATCTGGTTCATTTAACAAGTCATATGCAACTTTAATAATTTGTCTAAGAATTACATCACACTCATTAAAATCTTTACCTTCAAAATCTGCAATTAAAAATTCCATCATTCTTTCGTAATGTTTTGCTTCCAATTCCTTATTTGTTAAAATTTCTTTGTTTGATATATTTACATTATTTCTCATATTGATCATTTCTCCTTTTAAATTTATTGCTTATTTCATTTTTGTTGTAATTTATGAGATAAGGGAAATATTTATTTCTTTTTATTTCACTTTGTTAGATTATATGATTCAATTGGTATCAAATATCCTTTGGCACAAACATTGGTCTAGTTTCAAATCTTCTAGTGCTCGTAGGATCATAACAGCTACAACTATTACATGGGCAATTTTTAGACTCATCTTTTTTATTTATACAATCTGTTCTGCATCCAAAATAATCTTCTTGTTTCTTTTTTAAAAATTCCCAATTAACACAGTCAGTACAAGTAACACGTTCATCCTTATCCATTAAATTCTCCTCCACTCTTTATCATTTATATCTTCAATTCCTTGTTTAATTTCAGCAAATTGATTATTTACTTCTTTTAGATCATTGCTACATTTTTCCATGAATTCAATTTGTTCATCATTCGTAAGAAGATAATATTCTTCCAGGAATTCATCAGTGTCCATATTTAACAAAACTTCTAAATGATTCATATATTTTAGATGATTAATGATTTCACTTTTAAGTTTTGATGTTTTAGTTTTCATAATTAAATTCTCCTTTAGATGTTTATTTTATGATTTGTAATTCAAGAGAAACATGTTCCATTGAATCCATTTTTCTGTATTTTTCAATGTAAATGACTTTGTATTTTTTCTTTTCATCTTTGATTGTTAGTAGTTCATCATTTTTATAATTTAGATTGTTTGGAGTATAGATTGTGACTATTTCATCTTTGTTGTTGTAAAGTAGAACGTCCATTTAATTTCCTCCTTTCTTAATTTAAAAACAGTTGATTCACGGCATTATTTTTCTACTATGCCTAATTTAATAATAGAATGGATCAACCAATTATTAACTGATTGAAATAAAGCATCTTCTAAAGTGTCTGCCCATTTCTCATCTGAACTACCGTCTCCATAAACAATTAACCATCTGAACATATTTTCACATCCTTACAAAATGAAATACTGAATTCTTTTTGATAACTAACTACTATCTTAATAATTTCTTGATTAAGCCAAACATCTACTTCATGGTAATTTGGATATTTTGCTGACAATAAATTACCTACTATATATTGAAAATCTTCTTCTTTTATTGAGTCAATATCTTCAATATTAATATTATATGGTTTCATTTTCTACACTCCTTTAAATTAGGTTATTTAAAGTATTATTTCTTTAGAAGTATCATTATATAAAACATCTTCTAAGATTGCTTCATTGCTCCAAAATACTACTTTAACTTCGTAATCACGCTTCCCTTGTTGTTCAAGCTTTTCTAATTCAATAATTAATTCATAAAGTTTCATATTTGTATTCCTTTATTTCCTTCAAAATCATTAACTTATGGGTTATATTTTTTACTCATTTATAATAGAAACTATATTAACTATTGCAGGAAATGCCATTACATACCCCAAATAAGGTTCTTTTGTAATATAGATACTCACACCTACGGTCAATCCTGTTACTACCCAAGATACTATATTTACGATATTCAAATTTATATTCCTTTTACTCCTTTTCTTTTATATTTTTACCTTCAATTCTCTTAATAAAATCTAAAGTTTCCAAACACGCTTTCCTATACCCTTTGTTCCACATTAATGTACTTTCGTTATGATAGTCTTCACAGATAGAATTATTTATTTCGTTTATTAGCCATTGTTTTAGCTCTTCCATTGTGTTTTGCTCCTTTCTTTTAATTTCACCTCCTTTCTGTGCTATTAATATTATGTTAATTCAATGGTGATTTTATGGATTATAATTTACTCTTTTATAAATTCAATAATATCCATCATTGCATATGTTCTTAATGCATCCTTTTCAACATCCCAAACCTCTAACAACCATTGATCTTCTGGATGAAATTCGGTATGACTATAATAGATATTTTGAGGAATAATATTTCTGATTGATATATTTCCTTGATAGTTTTTGTATTTTACTTTGATAGAATTACATGGATTATAATGAAGGCAAGAATCTTTATGATTTAATACGCATCCTTCACCAAAAGGTTCTCCCCAGTCAGGTGAATAGCAAACTCCACTGTCGAAATGTATGCATGGTTTCATTGTGAATACACTCTCCTTTTATATTTATTCTTTATCTTTTTTATCACTTTTTGAACTGAAACTAATCATTCCTGGAATTAACATTGCCCATAAGCAATTTGCATTTTTTGTATAATAAATTCCCAATGATACTGCTAAAGAAGTTGCTATCCATAATACCGTATGCAATCCACATTATTTTTATCTCCTTTACTAATTCTTATTTAAGTTGTGCAATAATTTTTTGAATTATAATATTAAGTCTTATCAAATCTGATTTATTAAGTGTAAGATCAGGATTATCCTCAGAAATATTTGTAAATAACTTTACATTTCCATCTAAAATAGAGAAATTTACTGTATTTTTATTAAGAAATTCTAAATCTATTGATAATATTTCTTTTCCTGCATTTTTATAAATATGATTAATTTCATCAGCAATACACCATGAGAAATATTTTTCACTGTATCTATTCTTATCAATAATATCTGTGATTAATTTCATTTTATTAACTGGAGTATAATTGATTTTAATAGAACTAGATTCTTCTTTAGGATGCCCTTCACACAGAGCTTCTAGAAGGCTATCTATTTCTTCGGTAGTTAATATCTCTGAATTATATTTATTCATTTTATTTTACTCCTTTCTGAATCTATTCCCATTCAATTCTTAAATCAAATTCTTTTCTGCAACTGGGGCACTTACAATCAAAAACTTCAATAACATATCCATCTTCTTCATATTCCTTTATGGGTTCATCATAAACTCTATAGATATTTCTTTCTCCACAATGAGGACATTTTTCTGACGTTGTTGTACTACTTGTTGCACTTTTGGATTATCATTGTTTACTGAATAAATTGTTCGTATTTTATCACAAAATTCTCCTTCAAATGGTACTATAAATGTCATATAAATCATCCTTTCTTTATTATCCGATAAGATTATCCGATAAGTTACAAGGTTCATGCTATAATTAAGTTAAGACAAAAATATTATATATTAACTCTTACCTGCGAATTCACCATAATATTTTTGTCTCATTTTCTCTGCAAATTTGCCAGCTTCTTCAAGTTCATTTTTCTTAAATCTCTTTAATGTAGTATTCTTTCCTTCCACTTGTAACTGTACAGACCACCCACTACCATTCCAACTAACATTTCTGAATCCTGATTTATTGTTGGTATTTTTAGCGTGACGATTTTTAGTATTATTGGCTACGCTTGATTCTCTTAAATTAATTTTTCTATTATCTAGAGTCTTATGATTTATATGATCTACTTTTATGTCTTTTGCAGTAACATTCATAAGATATCTATGTAAACAATGAATTTTACGTTTTTTCACATTATTTTCGTCTTTATAATATATTGTATATCTTGCATAATAATCTCGCTCTCCTAGATCTAAAGTGACGGCCCAATGAAAATCCAAATCTATTAATGTTTGTAAATCATCTGTATCGATATAACCCTCCATAATTATTTCGTCTAATTGATTTGTAAAATATATTGTTGTTACTTTACCTTTAATTTTATATTTATTAAATCCTTTCTTTTTCCTAATACATCCACATGATTTTTTACCTGCTAACAGTTCTTTTGCAGTAGTTATATATTTTTTATTTCCGCATTTACATTCACACCTATAATATTCTACATCTTTTCTAGATGGTTTAGTGTAGTCTCTTTCAATCACCTTTAATTTACCTAATGTTTTACCAGTTAAATCTTCTATATTAATACACTCCTTTTAAGTATAGGTTTTGGGTTTGGGATAAAGTGTAATTTAGCACTTTATCCCATATATTTTGTGAATTTCTATTTAATAAATTGTTCTACAGCAATTTTACTCCAACTTTCTAATTCGCCTTCAAAATTAAGCAAATCTTTCTTAGAAATCCAATCACCAACCAATGTTTGTGTTTCTTTTACACCAACATCTAATCCATCAACATATACTACATACACAAGGCCCAAATGTACTGAATCAACCTCGGTATTATTTGAACAAATCATACCGATTAGATCAATAGATTTGATGCTTGACTTAATATCAATTTCTTCACTAAGCTCACGTAACATACCAGACTTGATATAGTCATTATCTGTGCCATCTACACGCTCCAGATGCCCTCCTACGCCTAGAGAATACTTACCTGTGAGTCTAGCATCACCTTCGAGTCTGCGAGTGATGAAATAGTTATCTGCACATTTAACTAAGCAATAAGGAATGATTTGACGATTCTCAAAATTTAATTCTGCATCGTAGCGAGGAATAAATTTACCTACTGAATTGAAAATATCACTGTATTTATTATCTTTGTCTAATTCTACAAATGTATCAAAATCCTTTGTTAATTCATTACTTACTACAAATACTTCAACATCTCCATATTTTGCTTTTAATTGTTCTTTATTCATTTTATTTTCCTCTTTTCATTTATTTTATTTTTGGCTTATATTTATCAGGAACACTTGCTATAAAAGCAGTTAGGACACGTTCTACAACCCTCGGTCATACCTAATTCTGCACCACACTCAGGACATTTAGTTGAATCTTGGTTTTCAATTTGAATTGGTTTAGTTTCTTTTACTATTGCTACTTTTAAATCTTTACCTTTGATAAAATCTCTAATAGCATTACCAATTGCATCTGCACATGATCTAGAATCCAACCCTTTTTCTTTTCTCATCATCATGCTCACTGGGCATCTAACGGATTTGAGTTGATCAATAATTACTTCAGGATGAATGTTAGATTTAAGTGCCAATGAAGTCATACGTGATAATGCTTCAGTTAATCCTTGACATCCCCCTTGAGTTGCTGATTGAGAAAATATTTCTCTAAGATTTTCATTATCATCAAAACATAGGAATAACCAAAAACTCCCACATCCAGAATCTACTTTGAATCTTTCAGCATGTGCATATTTTAATGTTTCAGCAGGAAAAACAAATTCTTGTTTAGGAACTTCTTCAGTCACTTCTCCAACGCTTAATATTTGGTTGGATCTACAACCATCGCGATATACAGTCACACCTTTGATTCCTAATTTGGATGCCATTAAATATACATTTCCTACATCTTCAACAGTTGCATCGTTTGGCAAATTCACAGTTTTGCTAATACTTAAGCATATGTATTTTTGAATTTGTGCCAATACTTTCACATGCCATTCAGGAGAAATATCATTAGCAGTTACAAATATATCTTGAATTTCTTGTGTG